AGATCAGCCTCACTTCCCAGAACGCGCTCCTGAAGGCGCTCGGCGACAGCCAGGGCCCGTACACCCAGCGCTCAACGATCGAGGACCACCTGAACCAGCAGGCCGGGCAGTACTGGGCGGCAAACCAGGCCGGCAACCTCTGGGGCCTCTCGCTCTCGCAGCCGCAGATCGACACCCTGCAGTCACTGTTCGCCGGTGCGAACGTCAGCGGCCAGCAGAAGGGCGTGGTGGAGGGCACGGCGCGCGAGCTCCTGCTCGGCAACCTGGCGCCGACGCTCCGCGCGCCGATCGAGATCGCGGCGCAGCGGCAGCTGACCGGGAACATGAGCGAGCTCGACGCGTCTGGCGGCACCGGCGCGTACCTGTTCAACCAGTTCGGTGCTCCGAGCCAGATCGCGAAGCTGCTGCCGTCGGGCGACGGCAGCGGGCAGAGCGTCTACCAGTCGAAGTTCCCGCGGACCAGCGACAAGTACACCACCCCGGAGTCGAACGCGAACCAGCGCAACATCTCGCTGCTGAACTACCTGCTCGGCATGAAGTTCACCAACTACACCGGGGATTCCGCACAGGCGGTGCGCCGCGTCGAAGACGCGGAGAAGGCCGCTGCAGGACAGGCTGCTAAGTAGACAAAGTTGGTATACACTCGGGCCATCCCCCGAGAAGGAGAACCATGAGCAACGTCTACCCGATCCACGACGGACCGCCGACGACGACCGAAGGGGTGCTCGCCCTGCTCGAGCAGATGCACGCCGCCGACCCCGCGCCCGAGGACCCGATCGACATCCTGTTCGAGAACCAGAAGGTGCTCGGCGAGCGCGTCGAAGCGCTGCAAGCGGCACCGCCGGTGCGCTCGAAGCAGGCCCGCATCGACCCCGACGACCGGCGCGTGCTGTACGTCGTGCTCGGGCTCGTCCTCATCGTCGCGCTCGCCGCCGGCATCGCGTCCTACGCCGGCCAGACGGCGATGGGGCCCTACACCGGGCTGCCGTCAACGCTGTACTTCGTCATCCCGCTGTTCATCGACCTGCCGATCATGGTCGTCTCGTTCCTCATCCCGATCTTCCGCGCCCGCGCGGAGAGCGTGCTGACGAGCTGGATCATGCTCGGCACCCTGACGGCGCTCTCGAGCGCCATCAACGTCGTCCACGTCCTCGGTGCCAACGCCGGTACGCTGAACGTCAACACCCTCACCGGCTGCGTCATCATGGGCCTCGCTCCGATCGTGATCATGATCGCGTTCGAGGAGACGGTCCGCCTCGCAGTCACCACCCCCGAGAAGGAGTAGCCCCATGTCGATCCCCCTCGACGCGCCGATCACCGGCGCCCCCGCGAAGCCGGTGCCGTTCAGCGCCGCGCGCCCCGGCGGCACGATCCGCATCACCGGCAAGGGCTACTATGCCCCCGTCGACGCGCTCGTGCTCCGCTCGCTGCCCGAGTACGGCCCGCGCGGCCTGCCGGCGCTGTTCGTCAACCTCGTCGACACCGACGAGGAGCGGCTGGTGCTGCAGGACGGCATCCAGATCGAGATCCTCTCCGACCCGTCGAAGCTGTTCGGCAACTTCGTCCCCGCGTCCGCGGTGCAGGCCCGGCGTCGCCCGACGGAGATCGCCGCGGTGCAGTTCCGTGGCGACGCCGTCGTCGCCGTCGACATCCTGAAGTGGTGCGCTGGCAAGGTGAACGTCCGGCACATCGAAGGCACCCTCGACCGCCCCGCGCACCTGATCTTCACGTACGGCGGCGAGAGCGAGGTGGAGGCGCAGCCGGGCGACTGGGTGTACCTCGAGCATGGTGAGGTGAAGGTGATGAAGCCGGAGGACTTCCAGCGGGAGTTCGCCGTGCTCACCCCGGCGGAGGTGGCAGCACGATGAGCACCACGTACCGGAAGAAGCCCATCGAGATCCAGGCGATGCAGACGGCCCCGGAAGACCCGATGGTCGCCGCGAAGGACCGCGAGGAGCAAAACCGAGCGGTCGCCCGATGGATCTCGAACGGTGGTGGGGAGATCGAGGACTTCGGTGTGAACTTCATCGAGATCGAGACGCTCGAAGGAACGATGCTCGCCAGCCCCGGCGACTGGGTGATCCGCGGCGTGAAGGGCGAGTTCTACCCATGCAAGCCCGACATCTTCGAGGAAACCTACGAGGAGGTCACCGATGCCTGAGCTGCACATCTACGCCTGCGTCGACCTGGAGATCCAGGCACCCGCAGGGTTCCAGGTGAACACCGACATGGACGCCGGTTGGCGCCCGCGCTTCATCGAAGGCGATATCACCGTGCTCGACGCCGACTCCCGACTGACGATCGACGAGTACGACGACGGTCCGCTGAAGATCCGGTCGACACTCGTCCGGCTGTGCCCGAAGGAGAGCTTCGAGTCGACTGAGCCCGTCATCGCACGGCCCTACCAGCGGCTCGCGGCGCTGATCCAACTCGGCGCCGCCGGGCGCGCAGCGCACCGGCAGGCGATCGACAAGCTCGGCGACGAGATCATCGACATCGTGTTCGACAAGCACGGTGACGACCCAGTGACGGCGTTCCGCGTGAAAGACGCCGTGAAGCGGTACGCTTCATAGGCGTTCGTGGTTGGATGCCGAAGACCCCCCGTGGCTGATGCCCGGGGGGTCTTCTACGTGATGGGGTCGTTCGCCAGGCGGCGGAACTCGCGGATCTCCGCCGCCGACCACGTCTCCGCGAGGTTCGGCGGGGCGATGAACAGGTGCAGCTGGTCCTCGCCGTACTTCTCGATGAACCGGCGCCGGTTCCGCGCGGCCGTGTCGGCGAGCGCGTTCCGCTCGCGCACCAGCTCGTCGATCTTCTCCTGGTACAGCCGGGCCTCGGCGACCCGCCGCTGCTCCGCCGCGTTCATCTGCTTGATCCGCAGCTCGTGCAGCGCATCCAGCTTCGTGTGCAGCTCGTCGACTTCGGCGATGAGCTCGCGCTTGTCGTCGATGAGGTCGTGGTCGATCTCGTCCTCGCGGGCGGGCACGCCAGCCCGACGCTTCTTCACGCCGCGGCGAGTGAGCTCGAGCACACCGGCGATGGCGGTGATGAGCGCGGCGAGTCCGACGAGGAAGGGACCGTCGATCGTCACGTCCGGTCCCCTCAGTTGGCACTAGTGCTGGTTCACTGCCAGTCTACGGCCCGCCACCGTCGGAGTCGTGTAGCGCTCGATCTGGAAGATGCGGAGGATGCAGAGGGTGAAGAACGCCGCGACGATGCACATGCCCATGCCCTTCGTGGCGTCGGAGACGCTGTCCACCGCGATGCTGTAGGCGTAGCAGCCCGCGCAAACGGCCACGAGGTACGCGCCGACCTGCTCCGGGAACCAGTGCCGGCGGAGATGCCCGACCAGCGCGAACAGCGATCCGATGAGCAGCATCACCCCCGTAGTGGGGGTGACGACCGGGCCGAGCCGGGTGAGCGCGATCGTCGACGGCGCGAAGATCCAGAACAGCCCGGCGACGACGACGAACGCGTACGCCACCGCCTGCAGCCAGAAGGTGAGCTTCGAGCGCGTTGCGAAGGTGTGGGACCGCGGCGTGTCTTCGGACATCCGGTGCTCCTTGTCTGAGGGTCTGGCACCGATTCTACGGGGCATGTCCGGCAAGGGCACGATCCGGTCACAAGGACTTGCCCAGAAGATCCTGCGGTGGTACGCAGACGGAATCAGGTGAGCGGGTCGATCGTCACCCAGTCGATGAACATGTTGCCCGGGGCACCCGTGTTGTCGACCTGGAACATGTACCGGTGCACGGTGCTCGGCACGTTCGTCGTCACCGTCGCCACGGGCTCCTCGTCGAGGAAGTACCGCACCGACACGCCGGGACGCCACTCGATCGAGTACACGTGCCAGTCGCGCCACGAGGCGCCCGTCAGGTAGTCGTCGGAGGCTGCCGGATCCGCACCGAGGTGGTGGTGGTGCAGGTACGGGCTCATGTCGAAGTTCGCCTCGGGGTAGTCGATCTCCCCGTCCGACCAGGGCCCCTCCGACGTCGCCGACGGCCAGATCATCACCGCGGAGCCGTTCCCCCAACCGCCGAGCGCCATCGCACGCATCGCGAACCGGCCACCGATCCGGCTGTTGAACGTCGCCGGCGTGCCGAACGAGCCGGCCGCGCCGCGCACGCCGTCGAGCGCGATGTCCATCACGCCATCGTGGGCGGAGATCACCTGGCGGGGGAAGTACTTCCCCGAGTCGTCGTAGGGCTGGAAGCTGTTCGCGTACGCCGTGATGAAGCCCGTCGGGCCCGTGCCCACCGGCGCGGCCGTGTCGAAGTTCTCGGTGAAGCTGCGCGTGAAGCCGGCGTACACCGTCGACGGCGCGGGCTGTGACGGACCGCGTGCGGGCACAACGGTGGTGGAGGTGAGCTGGGAGATGGCGACCGTCTTCGCCACGCCGGAGCCGCCGTTCGAGGCGGTGAAGACGACGTACCCGGAGGACTGGTTGAACCGGAACGTCGGCAGATCGAGCCCCCACGTGGCCGGCTCCGACGCGCCGAACGCCCACGCCTTCAGCTGCAGCCGCTTGCCAGTGACGGCGAGCGTCATCCACATGTCCGTGCCGGGGAAGACGAACGGCTGCGTGCTGTCGATCGTGCCGGCGGTGTAGCCCTGCTCGAACCAGATTGCGTTGTCGGACGGGATCATCACCATGATGTCGCCGGTCTGCGGCAGGCCATCGCCGCCGCCGCCGGACCAGAGCGTGCTGTCCTGCACGCCGAAGGAGATCGACGGGTACTGCTCGCCGGCGTCGGTCAGCTGCAGCCGGAAGGTCATGCTGAAGTCGGACACCGACTCGGGCGCGCCCGTCGCCGCGTTCCCGGCCCGGTTCGTCGGGTCACCGATGAGCACACCGGTGTTGCCGACGTAGGCGCCTTCGCCCGGGTTGATGACGAGCCGGTTGCCCTGGATCGTGACGGTGCCGCCGGTGCCGAGCACCTTCATCGACGTGGGCGCCGCGGCGCCATCCGTGCCCGCCATCGTGTTCGCGAAGTACGTCTTCGTCACCGGGCCGACCGGCGTCGGCGGGGTCGGGTTCGCGAACCACTGCGCGCGGAGATCCGCGAGGGTCACCGTGCTGGCGTTGCCGGTCTTCGCCCGCAGGTACGCCTTCTCGAGCTCCTGCAGGCTGCCGGTGGTCGCGCCGCCGGCCTTCCAGAAGGCGCTCGCGCGCTCCGACTGCGTCCCCGTGCCGCCGTACGCCTGCATCCGCAGGTCATTCAGCGTGCCGCCGGTGACACCGAGCGTGGTCCGGAGGTACGCGATCTCAGCGTCGGCAGTGCCCATGCGAGCAGTGTACGGGGCCGGGGCCGCTCCGCGCGTGAAGAACGCCCCGTCGGAGTCAGGCCGACGGGGCGTTCAGGCGGGGCCGCGCGGAACGCGTCATCCCGCCGGGGACCGGGACGAGCACCCTCGTTCCCGTCCCGGCTTACTGCACGTCGCGGAGATCCTCCGACGTGGGCGCGTACGCGGCAGGCTGCAGGGTCGGACTCGCCGGGTCGGGGACGTTCGCCGGGGCGAAGAACACGGCGAGGAAGCCGCCGACGAAGCCGACGACGATCGTGCCCGCCGCCGCGGCGACCTTGCCGGTGTCGACGTGCCCGTCGGCCCAGAAGCCGCTGACGGAGATGCCGCCGATGGCGAGCGTCGCACCGGCGGTGCCGCCGGCCCACGCCTTCTTCGCCTGCGCGCCGAGCTTGCTGAGGAGCTTCGACGTGCCGGAGACGGGTGCTGCTTCGTGCTCAGCCATGATCAGACCGCCTTCACGGCGCCGCGGGAGTCCCACTGGCCGGTCGGTGCGGCCTTGCGGAACTGCTTCGCGTCGGCGTAGTTCCACGGGACGTGGAAGACGCCGAGGAGGCGCTGGCCTTCGACGAGGTCGACCGTCTCGATCTTCAGCTTGAACCGGTCGGCGTCACGCGCCGCGGCCGCGCCGTCGTCGTAGTGGGTCAGGAACTGGGGGCCGGCGAGGAAGATCCCGCCGCCCTTCACCTGGAACATGATCATCTCGAACTCCTCGGGACTGGAGGTGGGGGGTGGGGTCGGACCGGCTTCGGCGCGGGCACGCGCGTCCGGGTAGGGCAGCAGCTGCTCGAGCACCGTCGCCATCTCGTGGTGCCACTTCTCGCCGAACAGCACGCCCGTCCAGGTGCCACCGCGGAGCTCGACGAGCCGGTGCAGCATCAGGAACTCGTCGTCGGCGAGCGCCCGGTTCGAGCCGTCCGCCTCGGTGATGCCGAAGTCGATCGCGTTCGGCTTCCGGTAGTGCCGGGACGTCAGCGGCGGGGCGACGACGATGCCGAGCTCCGCGCGGCGGTTCCAGAGGTCGATGCACCGCTCCTCGGAGCGGAAGCCTTCGTTCGCGGACAGCCGGCCGGTGCGGCCGAGGCTGAACATCCACGCGTCGAAGTCGACCTTCACCGACCAGAACTGCGCCGCCATCCGCTCAGTCTGGATGACCTGCTCGACGCCCTTCAGGTCCGGGTAGGACGATGGGCCGATTCCGTACATGAGGGTGAGCCTTTCCGGGTCGAGGGCGTCGTGGTCGGCGTCGGGGAGGTTAGTACTCGAGCGTCCAGTCGAAGTCGTACTCGCCGATGGTGGTGAGCACGCTCGCCGCGTCGCTGACGAAGGACATGCGGATCGGGATCGGCTGGCCGGTGCCGGTGAGGGCGATCGTCCACACCTTGCCGAACACCACCGACACGCCGGTCCCGGCGTCGTGGGTGTGCATCCGGTAGTCGCTTTGGTTGACGGAGTTGACCACCGGGTGCAAGTTGCCGGCGAAGGAGCCAGCGGTCGCCTGTCGGCGCATGTTCAGCGACGTCGCCACCCGGAGCAGGGCCTTCTGGCCGTTCGGGATGGTGATCGTCGTCGCGGGGAAGTTGTACGTCGAACCGATCGTGTTGTCGGCGACGTTCGGAGCCCCCTGCTGCAGCGCCCGCTGCCGGACCTGCACACCGGCGAGTGCCGCGATGGCGTCGTTGATCTTCTGCAGGTTCGCGTTGTAGACCGAGGTCTGCCACGCCTGCCCGGTGCCCGGGTCGGGCAGCTGCAGTCCCAGCGAGGTCACGGTGTACGTCATCGATCAGCCTTCCCGGCTCGACTTCTGCAGGACGTAGGAGCCCTGCGAGGCTGAGGATACCGCACCGTCCGCTGCCGGCAGGGCTGCCACGCTGCCGGCCGTCGTCGCACCGACACCCTGGCGGAGTGCGGCGCCCTGCGCGCCGTTCATCATCCCCGACACCTTCTCCGCGATCCGGCGCATCGTCTGCGGGTCGACCTCCGTGTCGAGGATCTCGAAGATCGCCATCATCGCCGCGTGCACGTTCACGTCGGCGTCCGGGTTGTTGCCGGTGAGCCGCAGCGCCAGGTCGATGAACTTGATGTCGCCGGCGTCGACGCCCTGCGCGATGCGCTGCTTCGCCACGGGGATGCTCGCCGCGAGGATCTCATCGCTCACCGTCGACATGTAGCTGGCGAACTTCGGCTGCCGGAGCCACCCCCGCCACGTCGCCTCGCTGATCCCCGACGCCCGCAGCTTCTGCGCGTGCGTGGCGGAGGAGGTGGTGTCGAGGTAGATGGCGAGCGCCGCCGCCTGCCGGGGGGAGAGATCCTGCATCGGGTGCAGGCTGATGCCCCGCTCCTCGAGTGCGGCCGCGAACCGGCTCGAGCCGAGCAGCTCCGCCGCGTCGTCGAAGCTCATCCCGTAGCACTCGCGGGACAGCGTCCCCGGGTCGATGGAGATGCCCTGGCGCTGCAGCCGCTCCGCCACCGTCACGGCAGCAGCGAAGCCCCGCTCGGCCGGGGAAGGGGCGCGGCGGGGCTTCGCTGGTGTGAAGTCCGGCAGGTTCTTGGGGGAGAACCCGGCGAACGGCTCGACGTACGAGGGCATGGCGCCAGTGTACGTCCCTGGGGGGTTACGGCGTGGTAACGGGGTGAGGGGGTTGCGGGGTGCCTACGGCGTGGTGTGCCGCTCCCACTCGCGGATGTCGCCATCCTGCAGCGCCCGGTGGCGGTCCACCGCGTTACCGATCAGCACCCAGGCCGTCATCCCCAGCACCACGAACGCCGGCACGAGCAGGATCCACCCGCCCAGCAGGAAGAACTCGATCAGCAGGTCCATCAGCTACTCCTTCTCATCCAGCATGAACCGGCCGATGCGCGGCTCACGGTGCTCCGACGTCGGCGGCAGCCGACGCAACGCCGTCAGGTACTCGGCGGTGATGCCCAACGTCAGCAGGGCGCTGGCGAGGTTCGAGGACATCCCATTCGTGCGGATGCCCTTCTCGTAGTCCGTCACCGTCGCCCGGTGCACGCCGATCAGCGCGGCGAAGAACTCCGCCGACGGTGCGATCGCCTGCCGCCACGCGGCGAAGCTGGCGAACCGGGCCGTCAGTCCCTCCGGGCTCAGCCGGAGCAGCGACTGCACGGCCGTGCCGAGATGGTCCGACGGCTTCAGGTGCGCGAACCAGGAGTCCATCGCGTACTGCAGGCGCCCCGCCGGCATGTGCAGCTCCCGCTCGAGCCGCACGCGGGTGTCCGCGCTCAGCGACCGCGTCGCCGCGCCCTCGATCTTCGCCACCGTCAGCCGGTTGATGCCGGCGCGGCGGGCGAGCTCCTGCTGCGTCAGACCGGCGTGCTCCCGCGCAACGGTCAGCGGATGGTCGGGGAACTTCGGCATCAGACGCGGCCCTTGTACCGGAGGGCGCGGGCGGGCTCGTCATCGCGGAGGAACTCGCTGCGGAGGAACTCGTCGCTGGGGCCGTCGCTGGGATCGTCATCGTCGGCCAGGTGCAGGACCGCCTGGACGTACTTGCTGAACTCCGAGGCGGCGATCTGGATCCGCTGCGCCGTCTCGATCGCCTGCGTGCGCCGGTCGTTGAGGATCTTCTGCACCAGTCGGGAATCACCGATCCGCAGCGACGCGATGACGTTCGAAGCGGCGTCGTCGGCGATGATCCGGTCAACGGCCTGCTCGAGCGGGTCCTGCTCGGCGGCGGGGGCGTTGGCCCCTTCGGTGGGGCGGTCGACGGCGGGGGGGTCGATGTCGTACTCACCGCGCTTGATCTCGTGGATCAGGTCGCTGAGGGCCTGGTAGCCGGACGGGGCGATGTTCGCCGTCCGCTCCGCGGTGGTGTAGCGCTCGATCAGCGTATCGAGCAGCTCGTTCTTGTTCAGGTACAACGTCATGGCTCGGGGTCCTCTCGGGGGTGGTTGACATTGTCACTATACAACCAGAGGGGTATCGAGCACCAGGGGTTGTTGGTAGGCAAAGTTGCTATACATCGGGGAGGGCGAAGTGGCCTGGGTATGCAAAGTTGCTATACATCTCGGAGGGCGAAGTGGCCTGGCGGCTGAGGCAATAACAAGTGGAAGGACGACGACCCGACGACATGGCTCGCTGCGCGCAGCGCACGCCAGCCACCCCCACCCCGGGGGTAGGGGTAGGGGTAGGGGGTGGGGGTGGGGGGATGCCTTGCCACCCGGGCACCCCACCCCCCCTGCCCTCTTGCCTCATGCCCTTGCGTATCTGCTGATCTACTGATAAGCTGATCACATCAAGCAAGCAACCAACCCGAAGGAGTGACCATGTCCATCTTCATCCACACCCCGATCGCTGACCTCGAGCCTGCCCACCTCGAGTCGCTTGCCTACTTCACCGCGAAGCTGGCAGTGCCCGTGCTCAACCGGCACGAGCACGCCGCCGCGACGAACAAGGGCAGCATCAACCTGTGGGGTAGCAGGACCAGCATGGCTCGAATGGACTGGGACGTGACCACGCCGGCCGAGCGCCGGGTGGTGGCGACCGGCCTGATCGACCCCGCATGGGGCGACCTGGGGTGGGGAGAGACGTACGTCAACACCGACGGTGACGTCTTCCGGTGGTATCCGCTGGACGATGGCGGGCCCACCATCATCAGCGGGGGGCGCGCCTAATGCGCCGGGATCACGGGCTCTGGCCCCTGTACGCGGCAGCCGCTGCTGTCCTCGCGATCGCACTCACCTCGGCGGGGATGGGCTGGTAGGCCCGCAAGCGCCCTGTCTCTTCGGAGGCAGGGCGCTTTGCTGTGCCCGGCGCCGTGTCACAACGACTGGAACGCACGCCCGCGCTCAGAGTCGCGAAGCCCTGCACGGTTTGCTGATTTGCTGATTTGATGACATACTTAAGTCATCGGCCAGAGAGGCCGACAGACACAAGGAGTGAGTCACATGACGATCATCAGTCACGACGTGGACGGCCGCGCGGAGAACAAGAACGGGAACCTGTACGTCGAGGAGCGGGCCTACCGCCTCCCGAACGCGAACAACTACGGCGACCACCTCGAACACGGCGCCACAACCCGCAGTCGAGCGCTGAAGCGGGCCCGGGAAGCGTTCGGACCGGATGCGGTGATCCTCGAGAACCTCGGCGTCGTGCACATCGGCACCGACACCCGGCGGCGCTACAGCATCGCCATCGTCCCGGGCACGGGCCGAGCGCGGGCCGTGACTGGATTCGTGACGTACATCGACCGCCACGGGCACACGGTGAACGGCAACCCGATGATGAGCGTCACGCTGCAGATCGGTGGCGCGGTGACGGGCGCGGGCAACACAGAGGGTTGGACGCTCGGCGTCCGCGTCAGCTACCGCCTGAGCAACGACGCCAGCTTGGCCTACGCCATCGACAATGCCGAGTACCGCAATCAGCCCCACACGTTCGCCCTCACCGCCGCGGGTCGCATCTCGCACGTCGTCCGATGAGCGCCGGAGCCGCCCGCACCGCGTACGCCGCGGCCCGGGCCATCAAGTACGGCAACGAGCCGCGGGCGACGCGACTGGATCGTGTGGCACGTGACCACGTCGACTCGGTGAGCTCGCACCGGACACGCAGCAACGTCCGATGAGTCGCCGCAACGGCTCGGAATGGTGGCAGCAGCTGCCCGATCGGCTCGAGGGTTTTGCGGTCATCGGCGTCAGCGTCGGGGTGGTCGTCCTGGTCGGTTGGATCCTCCTCGGAGCCCTCTAACCTGGATGCTGGATTAAAGTATCAGCCCGGCCGAGTAGGCAACACGTGTCGGATAGAGAAAAATAGGGTTCTTTGAAGTCCAAGAACCCTAATTAATTCAAAATCGGTTTCTGAGTGGAACCTGACAGCAAACAGGTAAGGGGTACAAAAAGTTTGCTGAGATGCAGACCATCTCACCTACCAACTTTCCTATCAGCCAAAAGTAGTCGCAGTAGACAAACAATTCTACCCCCGCGCGAAAACAGAACAGCGCACCGCCGCCATTCACCGGCTCATCGGGGCTTTTCCGACTTATCCACAGCCCCAAGATCCCCATATACCTCTTTTGACCTAGAGCCAGGAAAATTAAAATTACTGTCTAGTCTTCACTCGATCTGTGGTAGCCTATTAATCAGCGTCAGAAGCCTGCAAATAGGAAAAGCGGTGAATAGACCTCGACCCGCTCACTGCACCGCAACTAATATTTCGGCTCCACAACCACCGCCAACCACGCACTGCCCAACCACGAAGGACACCCCATGTCGATTCACACCGTCACCGTTACCGCCGCGCACATCACGGCAGCCGCCGACCTCCTAACGTTCGCCGCAACTGGATCGAGCGCGCAGATGTCTCCGGTCATCTCCGGCGTCGCTGTTACGGTGAGCAACGGACAGATCACGCTCACCGCCACTGACCGCTTCACCTGCGGCGAGTACACCGGCGTCATCGAAGACAGCACGGCGGAGATCCCCCTGCTGATCCTCCCGCCGGACCTGCTGAAGACGTTCGTGAAGTCGCTGCCGAAGACTCGGGGCGCCGCCGTCACGCTGGAGCACGACACCGACAAGCACACCGTCACCCTGCGCCACGAAACGGCGCAGCAGACGGCGCCGGTCATCAGCGGCAACTACCCGGCGATCAGCCGTCTGTACCCAGAAACCGTCGATGAGCTCAGCGGCGTCCTGCTGTTGAACCCGCACTACCTGGCACGGCTGACCAAGCTCCGCTCGCCGCTGACTGGAGCCGCGGACAAGAGCGCAGCGTGGGCGTTCTCCGGTGGCGCCGCAACATCGGAGTCCGGTATCGCCCGGAACCCGATCATGGCGACAATCACGTACGCCGTCGACCAGCACACCTTCCGCGTGCTAGTCCAGCCGAACCGCCCTCCGCGCTGAGCGCCGTTGCGTGCCTTCCCTGGACGCACACCCCAGGGAGGACGCGTTGCACCTCTCAGACCCCAACCAAGGAGCACACCGTGACCATCATCATCCCCACGCTCACCCCGGAGCAGGTGGCAGCGCTCGAGGCGCTGGACGCCGCGTTCAACGGCGTCCGCGCGGAAACCACGTTCACCGACGTGTCGATCCTGCTGGACCTGACCCATGGTGACGGGGCGACTGCTGACTACCTCAACGCGCACCCGGACGGCTTCATCTGGATCGGCGTGCAGTTCGAGGAGCACATTTTCGACGTGAAGCTGCAGCGTGACGGCGCGCTGCGGTACTACGCCAACCGGCTCGATCCGACCGAGCTCGCGAACCTGCTGGCCGACGAAGCTGACCGACTGGACGTGCACTGATGCTGAGCACCGACTTCCCCGACGTCAGCTGGCAGCGTCTCCGGTTCGACGCGGCACGGGACCGCCTGGCACGCACGACGCCGCTGGTCGACGTCTTCATCGGCAGCATCGAGGCGACCCCGACGATCATCGGCAAGCTGATGGAAATCAGCGCCACCGCGCTTGAGCAGAGCACGGACCTCGCACTCACCGGGTATGCGAAGCAGATCGACGCCCTCGCCACGGCGTTCCGCCAGTTCTACGATGAGGCCGGCGGGCGTGCGATCGTGCAGCAGCAGGACGCGCAGCTGGTCGCGGAGATCGAGAACGGGCCACGCCTGGGTCGTCCACGGCTCAGCCCGGACCCGCAACTGGAACGTGCACCGCTGGTCACTGGCACGCCGAGCCCGTACGAGCCGGTGCAGATCGTCATCGATGCCAACGCGTCGATGCAGCGGCTGCAGCAGGACATGCTGCAGTTCGCGCAGCGCCTCAGCGTCTCGCAGTCGTTCTTCGCCGACCTGCAGGTCGATGACATCCGGGTGCGCGTATGGGCCCCGTCGGAGCTCGCCCTGCTGCTGAACGTCACCGTGACGACGCTCACCAACTGGCGCAAGCTCGGCTACGGGCCGAAGTTCGTCGTCGTCGGCAGCCGCGCCGACGCGGTCCGCTACCCGGCGTTCCGTGTCATCGAATGGCTCACCGACACGGCCACGCCGGACGGCACGCAACTGGACACGGAGCTCTGATGAGCATCGCCGGGTTCCGCGCACAAAACCACCCCCAGCAGATCGGCACGCGCGGTGCGCGTGATGCAGTGGACGACCGAGGGACCCGTGCCGAGTATTTCGATCCCTGGAATGCGCGATTCGGGTTCACGCTGGACGTTGCCGCTGCACCGCACAACGCGAAGTGTGCACGATTCTTCACCCGAGACGATGACGGGCTCACCCAGTCATGGGCAGGTGAACGCGTCTGGTGCAATCCGCCTTACTCTGACCTGTACTCCTGGGTCGATAAGGCATGGCAGGAGATCGAACACGCCGAGCTCATCGTCATGTTGCTACCGGCGAATCGACCGGAACAGCGTTGGTGGCAGGAGCTCGTTGAACCATTCCGTGACCAACTGATCACCGGCACCGACGTGCAGTTGCGCACGCAATTCCTGCCTGGTCGAATGCGGTTTGATCGTCCAGATGCGGTAATCGGACCAAAGGGCGACCGTCCACCATTCGGGTGTGTCCTGCTTATCTGGACGCACACAAGCCAGAAGGAACTCTGATGCCGACCCCGCGCGGCGTCACCCGGGGCGGCGCGATCAGCGCCGCCGCGCTCGAGGTCATCGACCCGGCGTCGCTCCGCCCCGAATGGTCCGAGCCGGTGCTGCGGGCAGCGCCGGAGGTGATCGTCCGCACGTACGTCCTCAGCGTCGACGCGCTACGTCTGCTGCTCGGTGCGGAGGGCGCCGGTGGCCTGCCTGCCCCGGCAGGGCACACCACGGTCATCCGTGCGTGCGCCAGTGGGCGGCTCGACTGGATCTCGGTGGGCAAGCGCGGCCGAGGGCACATCCGGGCGTTCAGCCGGGTGGGCGTGGAGGACTACTTCTACCGCTACCGGGACGGCCACGAACCGCCGTGGCACCGGCTGCCGCCGTCGGTGCGTCGCAGTCTCGGCATCAACTACTAGGCTTGACTACTAGCTAATCAGCACACATACTGATTACATCAACCCAGGAAGGAGCCATCATGGCCCCCACGACCGAGGCTCCCACCTCACCCACCGACAGCAGCATCGACGACACCGTGGAGCTCATCTCCGAGACGGAAGCAGCGAAGCGGCTCGGCGTCATCCCCGCCACGCTCCGAACCTGGCGCGTGAAGGGCCTGCTCGCCGACGGGCTGGTCACCGAGACGGCCTCGCCGGCGCCCAACGGCCGACCGCGCATCCGCTACGACGCCAACTGGATCACGCAGGCCAACGGACACGCCGCCACGCGCAGCGTCTTCGCCGCCACCGACGACGACGCCTGACACGACGAACGCCCCCGGTGGTAGGACCGAGGGCGTTCGCAGACCTCCCCGAGCAAGGAGTCTGACCGGGCGAACCCGACCGGCCAAGCGTAACAGCACACCACCCCCCGAGCGCACGAACCAGGAGCACATCCATGTCCAACCCCTCGCATTTCGGCTCCGGCAAACGGCCGTATCACCAGGTGCTCGACACCCCCGAGCTGATCCGCACGATCACCGAGGACCTCGAGCACGGCTTCAGCACACCAGAGATCGCCACTGACTGCGGCGTCCAGTACGACTCGCTCGTACGCCGCCTGAACCGCATCGGCGAGCAGGAGCTGCGCGTTCGACTGAGCGCACGACGTGAAGAAGAGTTCGCGTCCAGCCGGGGACACGCGCCCCGCCGACCCAGCAGGCGCGCCGCCTGATGGGCCTGCCCCGCAAGTTCATGCTCGGGCTGGTCCGCGGGCTCGAAGCGCAGGGCGGCGTCGCCCGACGCACCTCCGGTGGTGGCTGGCTGATCAAGAACCCCGCCACCGGCAAAGCCGTCACCGTGCACTCATCCCCCGGCCGCTGGTCCGCGAAGCAGTCCACGTATGAGCGCGAGGTCGCCGCTGCCGGATTCACCTGGCCCGAAGGAGTTCGACTGTGAGTAGCACGTACGGCAGGAAGATCCTGCCGGTGCCGCCGGGGCTCGAGACGGGGCTGCGGGACCTCGGGTTTCGCCCCGTGCAGGCAACCCTCGACGGCACGCACCGCTGGACACACCCGAAGCTGCGGAACCTCACCCACACACTGATCACTTCCACGATCCCCGGCGACGACGCCGTCGTGGTCAAGTTCGACCTGATCCCCGGCGCGCCGCGCCGACTAGAACCCGAGCAGCTGCTGATGCTGCTGAAGACGATGATGGGAGGCCGCTGATGTTCACCGACACCGACGTGCTCGAGGCGATCGAGCGCTGGTCACAGGAGACGGAGATGATCGAGCTCCGCGATGACACGCCGAAGCTGTGTACCTCGCAGCTGTGGCGCCCGGACGGCACCGCGGTGGAGGGCCCGTGCGGCAAGCCGGCGGTGCAGGAGTCGCTGCTCGCCTGCGGGCACGTCACACGCTGCTGCGCCAAGCACATCACCAATATCACCCCCTGGCAGCGATGCTCGAGCTGCGGCTGGCGCGGCCCCGCCGGCGAGCACACGGTGACGCGGGTGTCGCTGTGAGTGACCCGTTCGCCAGCGTGCCGCCGATGGTGCAGGTCGGCCAGTACCAGATCAGCCTCGAGGTCGACGTCCGTGCGGTCGGTCACGGGCAGGTCACGGTGTCGCTGAAGAAGCCGGGCGTGCCGATCGCGCTCCGCACCGTGCACGCCGCCGACGACGAGCTCGCCATCCTCACCGCCATCCAGGGCATCGCCGATGAGGTGAAGCCGCAGCTCGAGCGCACGCACCGCGCGGTCATGGCGGCGAAGGGCTACGTGCTCGACTAGAACGTGCAAAGAAATAACTTGACAAGATCCTGATCTGCACACATACTGATTCCACACCAACCACGAGAGAAGGAGCCATCATGGCCCAGCACTTCACCGACCAGCAGATCGCCGACACCCTCGCCCTGCTCGAGTCCAAGCCCGAAGACGTTGCCCCCGTCGCGAACCTCGACGACCTCATCGCCGAAGCGCGGAAGAACCTCGGCGTCACCACCGACGACTCCGGCGAGTCGGAGAACGTCGAAGCCTCCGACCCCGACACCGTCAACGTCCTCTGGATCGAAGCGGAACGCCTGAAGGCGCAGATCAACACGCTGACGAAGGCGCGCGCCGACATCACGAAGACCCTCGAGGCGATCACGCCCGACGGCGCTCGCCTCACCGTCAACGGCGCGCCGGTGTTCCACCGCAACGTCATCGACGGCTACGGCATCGACACGAACTACGTGAAGGCCGCGTTCCCGCGCACCGACCCGAACGGGAAGCCGATCGAAGCCCACGCGCACTACTGGAAGCCGACCCAGATGGTCCGCTCCGAGTACAAGCGCTGACGCGCACGGGCCTGGACAGCCAGGTAAGAACGAGGGCCAGGGCGCTGGGCTGGTCGGGCGCCGGGTTCCGCAAAAGCGGTTCTCCGGGATGACCCTCGTCGCCCAACTACCAGCTGAGCCCGCGCAGGCGGCACCGGGGTCATGCCCGGCTCAGCACCACCACCCCAACCACGACACCGAACAGGAGACACCGATGGCGAAGCCAGGACCGAAGCCGATGCCAGTGCTCGACCGGTTCTTCTCCCACGTCGACCCGACTGGATCGTGCTGGCAGTGGACGGGCGCCCTGCACGACGGGTACGGCAACTTCACCTATGACGCGAGTCACCGAGGCACGCGCAGAATGCGAGCGCACCGTTGGCTCTGGAAGCAGCTGGTCGACGCCGAGCTGCCTGACGAGATCGATCTGGACCACCTGTGCCGGAACCGGGGATGCGTCAACCCCGACCACCTCGAGCCTGTCACCCGACGGGTGAACCTGTCCCGAGGGATTGGGACGACCGATCGCTTGACGTGCATCAACGGGCACGACTTCACCCCCGAGAACACGTACACCTATAAGGCAAGCGGACACCGGCAGTGTCGAACATGCAGACGCCAACGCGATCGTCAGCGACCGAACGGCTACCAGCGCGCGAAGAAGAAGGAGCAAGCAGCATGATCGCCGACACGTTCGTCCACTCGGATGGTTCTGGTGGACTCCGGGTGCCGCAGATCATCGGTGCGCTGCGCATCGCGCAGCAGGGCCGGATCCTGCTCGCCGACCAGCCGGGTGCCGGCAAGACGGCGCAGGCGATGGTCGCGCTCGAGCTGAACGGGCTGCTGGCGCGCCGCGCGAACATCCTGATCCTTTGCAACGTCACCGGCTGCCAGCTGACCTGGTCCCCCGAGGTGCACAAGCGCATCATCAGCCAGTACCCGCGCGTCGTCTTCGCTGACCTGACCAACCCGGGCGTCGACCGCAACGGCCGCTCGAAGAAGACGATGCCCTCCGTACAGGCTCGTGACGATCGGCTCGCCGCTGCGCTGATGGAAGCCGACGACGACGACGCGCCGCTGATTACCGTCGGCAACTACGAGCTGCTCGCCGTGAAGCCGGGGCAGCAGCCGAAGATGCAGGCGCTGTTCGGCGCCCGCTGGGACGCGATCATCATCGACGAGTCCCACCTCGTGCTCCCCACCGACACCGACGACCTGAAGAAGATGACGCAGTTCTGGCGCGGCCTGACGCTGCTGCCGGCGCCGGCGGACTCCATGCGCATCTCCGTCTCGGGCACGCCGGATCGCGGCGAGCTCCGCCGTCGGTACGGCCACTGGAAGTTCCTCTACCCGGAGCTGTACCGCGACTACTGGGGCTGGGCTCGCACGCATTTCGTCGTCACCCAGGAGAAGGTCGGCGTCCGCAAGGATCCGCGCGGCGGTTGGGTCGACGTCATCGCACCGATGGTCGGCAAGCTCCGCTCCGAAGAGGAATGGCTCCGCACCGACGCGGAGCGGATGATCCGCCGCACGAAGGCGGAGATGCTCGCCGGCCTGCCCGAGAAGCAGTGGGCTGAGGACGGCGGCATCGACCTGCCGATGACGCCGATGCAGCAGTCCGCGTACCTCGACCAGCTGGCCGACATGGACGCGCAGGTGGAGGACCTCGAAGCGGAAGACACCGAGCAGTCCCGCGCGAAGGCGCAGGGCCTGAAGCTGCAGTTCACGCTGCGGCAGCGGCAGATGGCGACGTGCACGTGGGACTACGTCACCACGGAGACGGAGACGGGCACCCACACGCACGGCACGCCGCGCGTCGTCGGCCCGGACGGGTCGAACAAGCTCGCATGGCTGCTCGACTGGATGGCTCCTCGTGGCTACGTCGCTGGCACGGATTTCGACGTCCGCGGTGGCAAGGTGGTGCTGGTCGACTTCCTGACGCAGACGCTGACGTGGCTGCAGCAGGAGCTCGAGCACGCTGGCATCGCCAGCGAGGTGCTCACCGGTGACACGTCCGCCCCGGACAAGCTCCGCATCCAGGACGCGTTCCAGAACGGCGACCTGCGGGTGGTGCTGCTCTCCGGGTTCCTCGGCGTGTCGATCAACCTCGACGCCGCCGACGACATGATCTTCATCGGGTCGATTCACGACCCCGACAAGATGGAGCAGGCGGAGGACCGCATCCACCGCGCGAGCCGCAATCACCAGGTGATGTTCTGGAGGCTCGCCAGCGAGGACACGATCGACCAGGCGATCCTCGAGATCGTGGACCAGAAGTACAAGGCGACCCGCCGCATGTACGACGGCGGGCGCGGCATCGAGTTCGCTCGCAAGATGCTGCCGAAGGGCGCACTGGACGCCACCCTGGCGATCTGATAAGTTACTGATCTACCAACCCCGAGCAAGGAGCAGGACATGACCACCACCACCGACGTCCGCGTCATCGACCTCGACGAAGCGAAACAGCTGCTCGCCGACGTCTGCGCCGCCGAACCCGACCGCACCGACCGCACGCAGCAGTACTTCGACCAGCGCCCGGACGGCGACAACGCGTGCCTCTGCGTCGTCGGCGGTGTCCTCGAGAAGCTCGGCAAGGGCATCGACGACCTCCTTTGGCGCGACCCGGAGGACGTGTACGTGGGCAACCCCGACGCTTCCGCCCGTGACCAGCGCAACGGTGCGATCTTCCAGAGCATCGCCGTCGACGGCCTCGAGTTCACCGACGAGGCGACCGACTACCTCGACCGGGCACGTGCGCTCAACGACAGCGGAATCCGGTGGGGCAAAATCCCCAAGCTCCTCGCCGACGCCGACACCGACGCCGAAGAGCAGGCGTGGCTGTGAGCGCCCGTACGTTCCGCCGGCGCACGATCGCCGGCGGCGTCGCGACTGGACTGGGCGCGTGCCTGCTGACGGTGGGCCTTGCCGTACCGGCGGTCGCCGCGGAGTCGCCGTACGTCACCGTCGCGTGGCGCTACGACGGCTACCCGGACCTCACCGCACCGCAGCCGTTCGTTGCCTCCACCCCGGGTGCGAACCTGCACGCGTTCGACAGCTACCTCGGCTCGCCGGAGTACTGCGGCCCCGCGTACCAGATCGACGTCTACCGAGTGACCCTCGAAAAGGGGGTGAGTTGGTTGACGCTGAAGGAGTCCGGCGCGTTGCAGTATGCCCACGACGGAGCGTTCCTCGCCTACGACGCCGTGGACGGCGCACCGTACCGCGTGATCACGCCGGAGGAGAACCGATGCGCACCCACGACCACACCGAGCTCGACGCCCACCGCACCCGAGTCAACCGGTGGCCCCTCGGAGACGCCGACGGCGTCCGCTTCGACGCCTTCCGAGACGGAGGAGCCGACGGCTCCGCCTACGACTACGCCGCCTACCGAGGTGCCCACCTCGACGCCGACGTCCTCGCCGACGGACACGTCGAGCCCGACCTCGACGTCGTCGCCGACCAACTCGCTGACGCAGGCCCCCAGTTCGACGCCTTCCTCATCGTCGGCCGCGAGCGTCCCGTCGTCCTCGTCGCCGACCAGCCGGACCACGTCTTCGTCGACTGACCAGCTCGCCTACACCGGCACGAACCTCTGGGGTGGCGCTGCCCTCGCCGGCCTGCTGCTGATCCTCGGTGGCATCGCCACCCTGATCTCCCGGCGGGTGCGCCGTGGCTAACCGGCAGGCGCACGACGTGGCTGACATCCAGCACGCCCGTGACGTGCTCGCGAAGTGGGTCGAGAGCGCAACTCCGGGGCCGTGGCAGGTGAGCAAGTCGGGGAACTGGGTAACCAGCGACGCCGGCGACATCGCTCGCGTACTGGGTGACCCCTCCCTGATCGTCGGCACCGCGGGCAACCTGGACCTGCTCGACGCGATCGACGACATGTTGAAGCACACCGCGATCATGTCGACGAACTCGACCTACAGGTTCTCCACCTTCGGCCGACTCGCTGAGCGCATCGCTGCCGCTATCATCGCCGCCGACGAGAGGATGACTGCCTGATGGCGTGGGGCAAGAAGGCGAAGTTCGTCCCCGTCATCAAGATGCCGGTGGAGTCGGAAGCTGACCACTGGGCGGTGGAGATGGTGTACTCGCTGCACGCCGACATCACCTCGGTGATGCAGACGGAGCGCTCGAAGCAGCGGCACATCGGCATCTCCGAGATCGGCACTGAGTGCGACAAGTGCCTGTGCCGGAAGCTGTCCGGCCTGTACGCACCGGAGCTGCCGGACTCGAGCAACTGGCTCGCGCAGATCGGCACATTCGGGCACTCCGGGCTCGAGGAGCATTTTGGGAAGATCCACCCGATCCCCAAAGGGCTGACGCCCACCCCGCAGGCCCCGCACTACCACCTCGAGCGGCGCCTGCAGATCCGCGATTGGCTCGGCGGGAACAGTGACATGTACGTCGAGGGCGGCATCCACAACGGTGCCGCGTTCGGCATCGTCGACGACTGGAAGTTCCAAGGCACGAAGAAGATCGCTGAGAAGACCGGCAAGGGCGAGATCAGCCGCACGTACTACGTGCAGATGAACGTCTACGGGCTGGGCTACGAGCAGATCGGTCTGCCGGTGTCGCACCTGCTGCTCTACGCACTCCCGCGGGACGCGGAGCTGGACGCGGCACGGCCGGTGCTGATGCGCTACGACCGCCAGGTCGCCCTCGACGCGATCGCCCGGTGCGAGCAGTTCCAGGCGATCGCGGAGATCGTCGGCTGGGAGGCGCTGATCGAGCGCCAGAAGACGGCGGCGCAGGCGGGGCTGAAGGAGAAGTGCTGGGACTGCGATCGCTTCGACGCGCTTGAGCGCAACAGCTTCTTCGATGGGCTCATCCCCAGCTGAGAGACTTGCGGTGGCCCGGGTGACCGGCTACCGTGTACCAAGATGACAAGTTACTAATGTGAACAACATACAAAACGCACACTGACGCAACATCCAATTTGCTCATTCACGCAACAGACAAGGAAACAACATGGCTGAGTTCACCGACAGCGCGGACCTCTCGGGTATCGACCCCTGGGGCGTCGCACAGGGGCGGTCCATCCCCACCATCAAGTTCCAGTTCTCCGACGCGTACGGCAACGCCGTGCCGGCCGCTGTGGGCACGGAGTACACGCTGCAGACGATCGAGGACCTCGACGTCGTCCAGCAGCGCGACTTCGACACCCAGCAGCCGGAGTTCTGGCCCGACGGCAAGCCGAAGCTCAATCTCGTCATCACCGGCACGCTGGTGTCGACGAACGTCGACCCGTCGAACTACCTCGACGGCGACGACGACGAGCTGAACCGCCGCTTCTTCTTCAAGGGCCAGAGCCAGCAGGCGCTGCAGGAGGAGATGAAGCGGCTCGGGCTGAAGCGCTTCGGCATCGGTACGAAGGTGACGATCGCCCTCACCGGGTTCCGCCCCCCGAAGAACGGACGCGGCTACCCGACGAAGCTCTACACCGTCACGATCACGGACCCGACCCCGTACGTCGCACCGGAGCAGCGACAGGTGGAGTCGGCACTGGCACCCAGCCAGCCGACCACGCCGAACGTGCAGGCACAGACCTCGTTCCCGACGACCAACACGCCCGTGGCTTCGGCCGCACCGGCGCAGGTGGCCCCGGTGCAGGTCCAGGACCAGCCCGTCCAGCAGCCCGTCGCCGCAGCACCGGCACCGCAGCCCGCGGCGCCCGTGCAGGTGGCACAGCAGCCCGTCGCCCAGCCGGTGCAGCAGCCCGTCGCCACGCCCACCCCGACCGCGGAGGCTGCCCCGCAGCCCACGGTCCAGGCGCCGGCGTTCGACACGGCCGCTGCCCGGAAGGACTACGAGATGCTGATCGCCGGTGGCATCGACCACGACCTCGCGGTCCAGTCGCTGTCGACCAAGTACGCCGTGGACAAGGACGCGTTCGAGTCCGCGATCGCGATCTGACCCACCTCCGGTACGCGCCCTGAACGGGTCGCTCGACGGTACGATCGTCGAGCGGCCCGTTCGTCGTAACGGAACCCGCATCCCCGAGAAGGAGCCCCATGTCGTCACCGTCGTCGCTCCGGGCGCTGCTCACAGCGCTCGGCCGTGAAGGCCAGTCGGTTCGTCTGCTATTGCAGCACCCCGGCGAACCCGCCACCAGTCCCTACATCGCCTGGGAGAACGTCGACAAGGCCGTCGACATGCAGGCCGACCAGCAGAAGAACGTCTGGTTCGAGGTGCAGCCCTCGAAGTACACCTCCCGCAACGGCGGGCGCAGCAGCGCCAGCGACATCGTCGCCCTCTCCGCCCTGTACGCCGACATCGACTACAAGGACGTCTCCGCCACCCGGCCCGGCATGGGCAACGAGCACACCGCGCGCGAGCTCATCGCCGACCTGTCCTCCGCGCTCGGCCTCGAGCCGACCGCGATCGTCACCTCCGGCCACGGCCTGCAGCCGTACTGGCGCCTCGACGGCGTCATCACCGACGGCGACCTGGTCACCAGCGAGAAGCTCGAGGGCCTGCTGCTGCGCTGGGGGCTGCTCGTGCAGCACTTCGCCACCGCCCGGCAAGGCAACGTCGACAACGTCTTCGACCTGCCGCGCGTGCTGCGCGTGCCCGGCCCGGACAACCTGAAGGACCCGACGCGCCCGGTCGCCACGGCGATCGAGTTCAGCGACCACGGGCAGGGGTTCACGTACGAGGAGATCGATCAGATCCTCGACGAGTACGAGATCCCGCGCGAGCACCACGTCGAGCTGAATACCGCCGTCGTCTCGCCGCACTCCGACTGGGGGTTCGCGGAGACGAACTGCTCCCTCTCCACCGTCATCCTCTCCGAGATCCGCAGCTCCGACCCCGGCGCCCGGCACCAGTGGGCGCTGAAGATCGCGGCCCTCATCTACGGCCTCGTGCGCAACGGCTGCGTCACGAAGGAGCGCTACGACGCGCTCATCGCTGCGCTGACGGAGCGGATGCGGTGGCTGACCGAGAACCGCGCGCCGGTGCGCCCGCTGAACGACAAGGAGCTGCGGGACATCCTGCAGTACGGCCTCGGCATGGCGCAGAAGTGGGACGCAAAGAAGCTCAGCCTCGAGCTCCGCGGGCACGACCACGGTGCAGAGCAGAGCATCCTCGAGATGTGGCAGCAGAAGAACGCGCCCGTCACCGCCCTGCCGTCGACCACGCAGGACCTTGCCCCCGTCGCACCGGCCGTGCCCGATCAGGTGGCAGCGGCAACGGAGCACATCGCCCCCGTCACCGACCTGCACTCCGGCCTGCCGATGCACGCCGGCGACATGACCGTCGTCTCCTCGTGGGGCAACCTGGCGATGGTGCCGATGATGGATGAGGACCGCAAGGAGCGCCTCTCCGCGATGTACCAGACCGAGTCCGGCAACGCCGAGCATCTCGCGCAGGTGTTCAGCGGCTCGTTCATCCACGTGCCCGGCCTCGGCTGGCACTTCTGGGACGGCCACCGGTACGTGCTCGACGAGCAGGGCCGTGTCGTCGAGATGGCGAAGGCATCGTTCGTCCGCCTGTACACCGAAGCGCAGCACGAGGCGGCCCAGAAGTGGTTCCGCAAGTCGATGAGCCGCGGCGCGATCACCTCCGCGATCAGCCTCACCGAATCGCTCCCGTCGATCTCCGTCAGCACCGCGACGCTCGACGCCGACCCGTACGTGCTCGCCACCCCCGACGGCATCATCGACCTCCGCGCCGGCACCACGCGCCCCGCCGTCGCGGAACGCGACTTCGTAACCAAGTCCACCCACGTCGGTGCCGACTGGAACATGCCCCGGCCGCGCTTCGACGAGTTCATCCTCTGGGCGATGCAGGGCGACACCGACATGGTCGACTACCTGCAGCGGCTGTTCGGCGCAGCGCTGATCGGTGAGCTCCGCTGGCACATCTTCCCGATCTTTCTCGGCCCCGGTGCCAACGGGAAGACGACGCTGCTCGAGGTCTTCGCCGACATCCTCGGCGACTACGCCCTGCAGATGCCGCGGAAGTTCCTCGTCGCCAGCCGCAACGAGACACACCCGACCGACATCGCGCGGCTCCGCGGGGTGCGCCTCGCCGTCGCCAGCGAGGTCCCGCCGAACGCGACGTTCGACGAGGATCTGGTGAAGCAGCTCGCCGGTGAGCCCAAGCTCACCGGCCGTTTCATGAACAAGGACTACATCACGTTCATGAACCAGGGCACGCACTTCCTCGCCGCGAACCACCTGCCCCGCGTGGAGGTGGGGGGCTCCGGCTTCTGGCGCCGCGTCCGCAAGATCGACTTCGGCGCGATCATGCCGATCCACCTGCAGAACCCGCAGCTGGTCCGCGAGCTCGTCGCCGAAGAAGGCCCCGCGATCCTCGCGTGGGCGATCGACGGTGCGAAGGAGATCCTCGCCACCGGCCAGCTGCGCGACCCGCAGAAGGTCATCAACGCGACCCTCATGTACGAGCAGGAGGAGGACGAACTGTTCCGCTTCCTCTCCGACGAGGTCGATGTCATCGACGACCGCACGAAGGGCATCGACCGCGACCAGCTGTTCCAGCTGTACCGCCGCTGGATGTACGAGCGCGGCATGGCACCGCTGACCGTGATGAAGTTCAACCGGGACATGATGACCCGCCACCCGCTGTCGATGAAGGGCGACCCGTCGATCTTCGCCGGCATCGTCACCAAGGTCCGGGTGCCTGAGTTCACGTACCTGGATGATGAGAGGGAACGATGAAGGAGCTCACCGCCGAGCAGGCCGACCTGGCGCTCGCTGCCATGTACGAGAAGACGATGGAGACGATGCGCTACCTGAAAGGCATCGATGCACCCGAGGTGCCGGAGGAGCGCCATACCTGCTGCACGGCCCACCGGCTCCGGTACGAGCGTGACCGGGGGATGCTGCTGTCGCTGACGCAACGACTCGCCGCTCAGAAGGAACTCATCGCCCTGTTGGAGTCCCGATGAGCCGACGCACGAGGTGGCTTTGGACGGCGGTCTTCGTCGTCTGCATCATCGTGACCGCGGTGGGCGCGCTGTGGGCGACGGAGGCCGTGCTGTGAGCGACTACGTGCTCGCCAACGGCCGCGACGCCGACGACGTCTGCCCGGCCTGCAAGGCGGGGTGGCACGCATCCTGCGAGACGGCGTTCGACATGTCTCTCGAAGTGGCCGACTCGTGCTGCTGCGGTGAGGACTACCGGCTCCGCGAGGAGATCCTCGCCCTGCTCCGTGCCGAGATCAACGGCCAGACGGAGCTCGACGGCGTCGACATCGAATCCGAGGCGCGGGCCCTCACCGCGGCGTCGGGCACCGGCCAGTCCGCGCGCGGCAAGTCCGGGTACATCCACCCGGAGGCGTGGCCCTCGAAGGACGACATCGGCGCGCTGAAGGATCCGCAGTCCACCGGCCGCAAGCGGGTCGCCCGCATGTACCCGATCCCGGTCGGCAAGATGTGCGAGTGGGCGATGCTTGCCGCGGCCGGCGGTGGCATCGAGCCGATCGTCGGCTGCGCCGGCTACCCGGCGACGGACCTGCACCACGGGCCGGACAAGAACACGCTGAACAACGCGAAGACCTCGCTCGGTATCGGCGACGAGGAGAACGTCCACCTGATCTGCTCCATGTGCCACAACGCCTGGCACGGGGCGAACGACCCGTACTACCCGAAGACGTCCGGTGCAGCGAAGGCCCGCGACTACGTCGCCGACCAGGCGACGCCGTTCCTGCCGCTCGAGCAGTACATGGGCAGCTTCGTGCAGCATGATGCGAGCACGAAGACGGACCACCCACGCACCTACACCGCAGAGGAGTTCAGCCGTGGACGAGAACGAAAGCACCAGCACGACGACACCTTCGACGACAGCGACGAGTAACGACGAGCTCGGTGTTGTCGGTGCCCGCGCGGCGAATCAGCAGGAGGCGCTCCTGGCCGGTTCTGCCCCCGCGGCGCAGGACGACGCTACTCTGAGGCTGCAGGCGCTACAGGTGGCCCAGAGCGCAGGTGGCACGCCAACCGAGGTGATGGCCCGGGCCGACGACTACTACCGCTACCTGAAGGACGGAACCAGCAATGGCTGAGATCACCGGCGACTACGCCGAGCACACCAAGGAAGACCTCGTCGCCGAGATCACGCGACGCAACGACGCCAACCCCGACGGCGAGCGAATCCTCAGCTCCGGCACCAAGGAGGAGCTCATCACCCGCCTGTTCAACGCCGACACCGGCGGCACCCAGGACACCGGTGCGGACGCCACGCCGGACGAATCCGACTCCGACAAGGACGGCACGCCCACCGCCGGCACCGGCGGCGGCGCCTCCGTGCAGCCTGCCGCGGAGAACGAGGACGACGGCTCCGACGACGACGACGCGCCGGTGAGCGACAAGGCCGGCGACCCCGCCGTCGCCGAAGTCACCCAGCTGCAGCTGCTCGAGCAGCACGGCACCTCCACGGAGGGCGTCGAGCAGGCGGAGGAGATCCAGGCGTCGCTCGACGAGCGCCAGGAGGAGGCGAAGTCCAACGTCAGCGAGATCAGCGACGAGGACGCGAAGGCGCTCTACGAGGCGAACACCGGCGTGCCGAAGTGGCGGAAGAACACTGAGGACCTGACCGACGAGGAGAAGGAGTCGCCGAGCGACTACCCGACCCCCACCGGTGACGGTGCGCAGGCGTACTCCGAGGAGCACCAGGACGCCGCCGACCGCGAGCGTGAGGCGAAGAACGCGACGCTGCCGAAGTTCGACACGCGCGAGCAGTTCGACGACGAGGTGCCGCCGAACGAGAAGCTGCTCGACCGCATCGGCGAGTCCGGCCGTGGCGACACGATCCGCTCCGACGACGACGAGGTGCCCGAGTACCTCGGCGGGACGCAGCACAAGTACGTCGCCCCCGACGACACCACGTGGCGGGAGATCGCGACCGAGCTGGGGCTGAGCCGCCCGGACGAGATCGCGTTCCTCAACGGCCGCTTCGACGGTACCGCACACGTCGCGAAGGGCACCGAGGTCTTGCTGCCCACCGGGTACGACTACCAGTAGGCTGCTCCCAGAACGAAGCGCCCTGGCGGGTGCAAGCCGGATCCACTCCTTCGGGAGCTCCGTGACATCGACCGCCAGGGCGCTTCGTCGTGTCAGCCGCGCGACACGCCGGCGCCGCGGGACGCCAGGTGCGTGACGATGTCGTTGATCTTCTGGATGATCTGCGCGTTCGTCGCGGTCGCCGCCAGCGGCGCCAGGCTCGGTGTCGGGTCGAACAGGTACTGACTGTCCTGGCCGTTGTGCGTGTGGGAGCCCGACGCGGCGTTGTGCGGCTCCGTGCCCAGCCGGTGCGTCACCGCCCCCGGCGAGCGCTGGTCGGCGCCGCCGAGGAGCCAGTTCATGTAGTAGGCGCTCGGGGGTTCGTTCTTGTCAGCGACGCTGTCGCTGAGTGCGTCAGGCAGACCGGCCATGATGACTCCTCGCTCGTGTGAGATGATCCCATCATCCCCGAGAAGGAGCACATCATGGTGAACAGAAGCAAGGCGATCGGCACGGCCGGCGAGAGTGCCGTGGTCAAGATCGTCCTCCCGTACTTCCCCCAGGCGGAGCGCCTCGCGCTCGCCGGAGCGCAGGACGAAGGCGACATCGGCCACTGCGGCGACTTCATCTTCGAGGTGAAGTCGGGCAAGGCGGCGGAGAACGCCGGCGACGGACTGCTGGCGAAGTGGACCCTCGAGACGGCGGCGGAGGTGCAGAACCGCGGCGTCCAGTACGGCGTGCTCATCCTGAAGCGCAAGGGCGTCGGCCTGGCGAACGCGCACCGCTGGTGGGCGTACGTCGACGTGGAAGACCTCGCCCGCTGGACCGGCGGCGAGTACATCCCGAACCGGTTCAACGGCACGCTGTCGGTGCGCCTCGAGCTCGGCCAGCTGCTCGAGATGCTCGCCGACCTCGGCCTCACCGTCGACGACCCCGAGGCAATCCTTGCCACCGCGTAGGCGACAGAACGGCGACGACGTCCAGAGCGCCCTCGACGGGTTCGAGCGCCGCCTGACGACGGCGCACGAGACGCCGAACATCAACCACTACCAGCCGATGCCGAAGCAGGACCTGTTCCACCGGGACCTGACGAAGAACCGGATCCTGCTCGGCGGTAACCGCTCCGGGAAGACGTACAGCGGCTGCGCCGACGACGTCATGGTCCTGCTGCGGAACCACCCGTTCCGGAACCACCTGTACGCGGACCGGCCGCGCCGCATCCGCGTCATCGGCACCGACTTCGACCGGCACATCGGTGACGCGATCCTGCCGCTGTTCCAGCAGCTGCTGCCGCCGTCGAGCCTCATCGACGGCTCGTGGGAGGTGTCGTACCGGAAGTCGGAGCACAAGCTGTTCCTCGCGGACGGCTCGTGGTGTTCGTTCATGTCGTACGAACAGTCGCCGGGCGTGTTCCAGTCCGTCTCGCTCGACCATGTCCACTTCGACGAGGAGCCGCCGCAGGCGATCTTCAAAGAGTCGGAGATGCGCGTGCTCGACACCGGCGGCACGTGGTCGATCACGGAGACGCCGGTGACCCAGATGGAGTGGCTGCAGGACGGCCTCATCGAGCCTGCCGACGACGGCACCCGAACCGACGTGTCGGTGCACCGGGTGTCGACGCTGGACAACACGCACCTGCCGGTCGACGAGCTCGCCCGAATGCAGGGCACGATGAACGCGGCGGAGCGGAAGATCCGCATCGAAGGCGGGTACACGAACGACCGGCTCGTCTTCCCCGCCTTCGAGCGGCAGGCGCCGTACGTCATCCAGCTCGCGGAGTTCGTGGCGCACTTCCGCCGCGACCCGAGTTTCTGGTCCGACTACGACGGCGTGCCGACGATCACCGCGTCGATGGACTACGGCCTGGCGAACCCGACCGCATGGCTGTGGCACGCCGCCGGCTGCGACGGCAGCATCGTCACCTTCGCCGGCCTGTACCAGTCCAACGTCGTCATCAAGGACTGGATCATCCGGGTGAAGGCGGCGGAGCGCGCGATCGCGCGGCTGCTCAGCCTGCCGGCGAACTGGGCACCGGCCGTGCGGATCGGTGACCCCGCGATCTCGAAGCGGGAGAACGGCCAGACCGGTCTGTCCAACCAGCAGGCGTACTCGCTCGGCGGCATCCACATCAACACGCAGGGCATCACTGCCGCGCGGGCGAACGACTACAACGTCGGCCTAGACAAGATGCGTTCGTACCAGCAGATGCGCCGTGGCGGCGTGTCGCCGGTGACGGGGCTGCCGGGGCCGTGGTGGCAGATCGCGCACTCCGAAGCCGCCGACTGGGAACGCCTGGTCGAGCCGCTGCTCTGGTCCGAGATGGAGCAGTGCATGGGCACGACGGCGATCATCGACGAGATCCGTCGGGCCCGCCGGCCGAAGCAGACGCTGATCCAGCAGGAGCAGAAGAACATCGCGGAGCAGATCCGCGACAAGGACAACCACGCGATCGACGCGGCGAAGTACTACATGATGCTCAAGCACGACCTGCGGCCGAACACCGACGCCGCACCGGACACCTCGCGCGATGCGCTCGCCGCGGTGATGCAGCAGAACTTCGGCTTCACCCCGCCGCCGATCGACGACCACCACGGGGCCTTCGCCGGTACGATGTCGAAAACTCAGTGGTCCACCCTCGGCACTGAGAACATGGAGAGCTGACATGCCCCAACCCTTCACCCGCGTCCACCTCGCAGCGGCCTACCCCGGCAAGTGCTTCCGGTGCGGCCTGAACACCGACCTCGTCGACCTCGGGGCGGACCCGATCCCGCAGTACGGCGTCATCCACCTCTGCACCCGGTGCATCGCCGAGCTCGTCGAAGCGATGGGCTACGTCTCCAAGGACACCACCGCGCGTCGGCTCGCCGCGAAGGACGAGGAGATCGACCACCTCTCCCGCGAGCTCACCGCCCGCCCCACCCTCACCGACCCCCGCTACGAAGGACTCTCCCGTGAACTCGCTGACCTGGTTGCTCGCCACCCTGGTGGTCGCCCTGCTGACCTCCCTGCTGCTGCTGACGTGGCTGCTGGTGAACGCGAGCCGGAAGGCGACGCAGTCGCAGGCGACGGCGCAGCAGCAGAGCCTGTCGGCACTGTCGATGACGCTGGTGCAGGTGACGGAGGAGAGCCGGAAGGCGCTGACGGAGCACTCGGCGAAGACGCTGGGAGCGATGACAGCGATGCTCGAGCAGACGATGCGTGGGGCATCCTCGGCCGCTGAACGGCAGCAGGCGCTGATCGAGTCGCTGATCCCGCTGCTCGCGTCGAAGGAGCCGATGGCGTACAGCCAGATTCGCCAGACCGACGTGGCACTGTCGCCCGAGCGGGGCACCGACCCGTATCCTGCTACCGACGACGCGGCATGGACTGTCGTGCAGTCACAGGTAGAGGTGGACGCCCGCCGGGAAGCCATCACGCTCGAGCAGGAGGGACGCGAGTTCCTCGAGAAGAACGGACTGAACGTTGACGCTTACGGATTCCCCACGGCCGACCAGCCGGGCCAGTAGCGGTTCCTCGTTCGGCCGCGCCGCGGCAGCGAAGGGTGCCGACGCACTCTCGAGCCTGCTGAACCGGCTCGGCAACGCCGGCGTCTCGGAGATGCCGGTCGACGACGCCGCGGACACCATCACGATGATGGCCGACGAGGAGCTCCGCGCCTTCCGCAGCAGCCAGACCGCCCTCGCCCTCGCCAGTGAGATCAGCCGCTGGTACAACCAGTGCCGCGCCGCGCGCACCCAGTACGAGCGGCAGTGGTACAAGAACCTGGACATGGTCCAGGGCCGCCAGTACACGGATTGGAACCTCGCCGCCGGCAAGATGCTGCAGCGGCCCGGCCTGCCGTACGAGCCCCGACTCACCGTCAACGTGCTCGAGCCGATGATCCGCACCGAGCTGGCGAAGATCGGCGGCTCGCACCCGAACGTCACGATCGTCCCGTCCTCCAACGAGGAGGAGGACCTGATGGCGGCGCGTGCCGGTGAGCAGGTCTGGGACTGGTTCTACGACTACGAGAAGGTCGACACCATGATGCGCCAGGCGCAGTGGTGGGCCTCGGTCACCGGCAACGGGTTCGTGAAGGACTACTGGGACTCTGGCAGCGAGGACCCCAACGTGGTCCCGCCGGCCACCGACGACACGCAGGCGCCGTCGCTCGACCCCGCCACCGGCCTCTACCCGGTGAAGCCGAAGCCGAAGCCGGTGACGCAGGGCCGCATCCGTGCGCAGGCCGTCACCCCGTTCCACGTGTACGTGCCCGACCTGACGGTGCTGAACATCCAGGACCAGGCGTATGTCCTGCACGTCTACCCGATGAACCTCGAGACGGCGCGCCGTCGGTACGCGAAGTTCGTCGGCCCCGGCTGGGTGCCCTCGAAGCAGTCCGGCGACCAGGTGATCGAGTCCGGCTACCTGCTCGGCGGCAAGGGCACGAACACCGCCGCACCCGACACCGTCATCGTTATCGAGGCGTACATCAAGCCCGACATCTCCCCGCTGCTGCCCAAGGGCGGCGTCGTCGTGATGATCGAGAAGGAGATCGTCGCCGCCGCCGAAGACGGCCTGCCGTACAAGCACGGCGAGTTCCCGTTCCACCACATCACCCACGTGGAGACGGGGTCGTTCTACCGCAAGTCGCCGGTGGAGACGATGACCCCGCTGCAGGACGACCTGAACCGCATGTACTCGCAGATGACGAAGCACCGCAACCTGATGCTCGCGCCGATGATGTTCTACGACGCGGGCTCCGTCGACGTGCGCCGCATCCAGAACAAGGCCGGCACCTGGATCCCGGTAGCGCTCGGCGCGAACAAGCCGACCGCGATCCCGCTGCCCGAGGTCCCCGCGACGTTCTGGCAGCTCATCGCGAAGGTGAAGGAGGAGATGGACAACATCTCCGGCCAGCACGACGTCTCCCGCGCAACGTCCCCCGGTGCCGACACCGCAGCGAGCGCGATCAGCGTGCTGCAGGAGGCCGACAACAACTTCCTGTTCGACCGCATCTCCTCGACCGAGATGGTCACGCAGGGCCTCGCCCGCCACGTCATCGCGCTCGCGGTGCAGTACTGGGACGCGAAGCGCATCGTGAAGATCGTCGGTGACGACGGTGCGCTCGACGTCAAGCAGCTGCAGGGTTCCGACCTCGAGCGGGCCACCGACATCCGGGTCGAGTCCGGCAGCGGTCTGCCCGAGGGCAAGGCGGCGCGCATCGCGTTCATCCGCGACATGATCAAGGACGGCACGATCAGCCCCGTCGACGGCCTGAAGGCCCTCGAGATGGGCTCGCTGGTCCGCATCTTCCGCCAGACGAAGGTGGATGAGGACCAGGCGGCGCGCGAGAACCTGTCGATGAAGGGCATGGACCCGGAGATGGCGAAGTCGCAGATGGGCGACGCCATCATGGCGACCATGCTGCAGGACTCCATCGACGAGATGGAGGAGGAGGCCACCGGCCAGATCCTCGGTGACCAGCAGGCAGCCCAGCAGCCGGTAGGCGCGAACCCGATGGCGGACCCCGCCGCCGGTGCCGCCCCGAGTGAGAACCCGTTCGCCGACGTCCGCGACGCCAACCTCGGACTCGACGGCTCGCAGCCCGCCGCCGGCCCCGCCGACCCGAGCACCGGCCAGCCGCCGGCCGCGCCGGCGCCGCAGGGCATGGACCAGGCGCAGGCGATGACCGACCCGACGGCGGGGATGCCCGGTATCCAGCAGGACCCCGGCGTCACCGTCGACCCGTCGGCGAGCGCGCCGGTGCTCGCCGAGCAGCCGACCACGCCGACCGCGGTGCCGGTGCACGACTGGGACAACCATGCCGTGCACATCCAGATCCACGAGCGCTTCATGAAGTCGCAGGAGTTCGAGATGCTCGACCCCGAGGTGCAGAAGGTCTTCATCGCGCACCGGCAGGCGCACATCGAAGCGGCTGGTCGGCAGGCGCAGCTGCAGAACGCCCTTGGTGCCGAGCCGAGCGGGTACGCTGGCAACATGCCGCAGGGGGCACCCTCGCCCGGTCCCGCGGCCTAACCCCCGAGAAGGAGAATCGTCATGTCCGATGACGGAGTTACCACCACCGACCAGCAGGCCGGCCAGCAGCAGGAGTGGCAGCCGCACCCGTCCTGGAACTCGACGCTCGAGATGTTCCCCGACGGCCCGCAGCGCGAAGCCCTGCTCTCGCAGATCCGCGAGTCGGACACGAACAGCCAGAAGGCGATCGAGACGGCCCGGAGCAACGCCGCGCCGGAAGACTGGCGCGGCCTCATCGACGCCGCCAGCGAAGCCGGGCTCACCCCCGACGAGCTCGGCCAGGCGTACAACCAGCTCGACGAGATGCGCGAGTCCATCGCGGCCGACCCGGACGCATGGCTGACGGGGATGCACGCAGAGATCGACCGTGCCGTCGCCGCCGGCCAGCTCACCCGAGCGGCCGGTGCGGCAGCACACCGGGAGGCCAACGCCGCGGCGAATGAGGACGACACCGTCGACCTCGACACGCCGGAGCAGCAGCGCCTCGCCAAGCTGCAGGAGCGGCTCGACGCGCAGGAGCAGCGCTGGGAGCAGGAGGAGCAGCGTCGCCAGCAGGCAGAGCAGGAACAGTTCGACCGAGAGAACCAGGCCGACACGGAGCGCCAGACGCAGGAGTTCGTGCAGACCTTCGACGGTGCGTTCGAAGCCGACCCGGTGCTGAAGCAGGTCGAGCCGGAGACGCGATTCATCGTCGCGAACCACGCGATCAACCTGATGGCGTCGAACCCGGACCTCACCGCGGAGAAGGCAACCAGCGAGGCGATCAACCAGTTCCGCACGCACTTCGGCCTCGGCGGCGGCGTCAAGCCCGCCACACCCGGCGTGCCGATCGGCGGCGGCACGAACCAGCAGATCACCACCCCGCAGGCGGGCGCCGGCACCGCGCGCGGCATCGACAAGACCCGCGAGCAGGCGATGCTCGAGATGGCAGCGCAGCTGCAGCAGCAGGGCATCAGCTGACAGCACGACACGCTCAGAAGACGCGATACGCCGCATGGGACTGCTACCATGCGGCGTATCGCGTTGTGTACAGCCAGGTAGGGGCCAGGGCCAGCCGAGCACACCTCTACCCCCCTGCCTCATAGGAGAACACAATGCCCAGTACGCTTGCAGCGGCTGACGCGATCCTGAAGGTCGGCTACGGCGACATCCACGAGCAGCTGGACAACTTCATCGTTGCCCTCGAGCTCGTCGAGGGTGGCTCGTCCAAGCTGACCTTCGATGGCGTCCAGGCCCAGTTCGCGATCCACACCGGCCGCAACCAGGGTGTCGGTGCCCTCAACGAGATGGAAGACCTCCCGGACGCCGGTCAGAACACCGACGCCCGCGCCTCCGTCTACCTGAAGTACCAGTACGGTCGCATCCAGGGCACCGGTCAGGTCTTCTCGCAGGTCACCGGCAACGCGACCTCGTTCGTGGACTGGATGAACCGCGAGATGAGCGAGATGAAGACCTCGCTCGCCAAGGACCTCTCCCGCCAGGTGTACGGCGACGGCACGGGGACGCTCGCGCTCCTCACCGCCGCGGCCACCACCGCGACCACGCTCACCGTCGACGACGCGCACTGGATCGAGATCGGCACCACGATCGACGTCCTCACCCAGGCGACGCTGGCGAACGTGACCCCGACCAAGGGCAACACGGCGCTGCTCACCGTCACCGCGGTCGACCCGATCGCGAACACGGTCACCGTCTCCGGCGGCACCGCGACCGCCGCCATCGGTTCCGCTCTGGTCCGTGCCCGCACGAACTCGAACAACTGGAAGCGTGAATGGGAGGGCCTCGGGATGATCGTGTCGAACACGACCACCCTGCACGGCATCAACCCGTCCACCACGCCGGTGTGGAAGCCGGGATACGTCGAGGCCGGTGTCGGCGTGCTCGCCGAGGTCGACTTCACCCACCTGATCCAGGGCATCCGCGCCACCGGTGCGGCGACCCCGGACACCATCCTCACCACCTACGGTGTCGTCAACTCGTACTGGAACACGCTGCAGGCGCTGCGCCGGTACAACGGCAACGACAACCTCGCGGGCGGTGTCACGAAGCCGGTCTTCCAGTCCGTCTTCGGTGACGTCTCCATTACCTCGGACTTCGACTGCCCGGTGGGCACGGCGTACGCGGTGAACAAGAAGGAGATGTTCCTCCACCGCGTGCAGGACTGGTCCTGGATGGACAAGACCGGTTCGATCTGGCAGCAGGTCCCCAACAAGGACGCATTCAACGCCACGATCTTCCAGTACTCGAACATCGGCGTCTACCGTCGCCAGTCGTTCGGGAAGCTGACCGGCATCACCGAGCAGTAGTCCGCTGCAGTCGAAGGGCCTCGTCACCAGTGGTGGCGGGGCCCTTCCTCTATGATGACCCCATGCGAGCAACCGACCTGCGTGGTTACGGCCACGGCCTCGAGACGGAGACGCAGCGCGACACCGATCGTCTGCTGCACGACTACGACCCGAACCTTTCCCTCCGCAAGATCCCCGAGCGCGACCCCGCCTTCACCCCCGGGAAGCCGTTCGGCGTCTACGAGGAGGGCACCCTCGGGCTCACCCCGTGGGTCTTCACCCTCGCCGGGTACGCGTGCGACGAGCGCGTGCTCGCCCGCGTCGCGGCCGGCGACATGGCGAAGCGCGGCGTCCGCGAGGACATGGCGAAGGTGCAGGCGCAGGCGCTGGCGAAGAAGGCCGCGCAGGACCGGCAGCGCGCCGTCGAACTGCAGGACCGCACCGATGAGATGCTGTCGGTGGGCAAGATGGCCGAGCGCTACTCCCGGTTCACTATGACCGACCAGCGCACCGGTGAGCGCGTGATCGTCGACGGCGAAGCCCAGGTCCACACCGGCCGCAAGTTCATCGTCTAGGAGGATCCCATGCCGATCGAGGGCGACCCGTTCACCGACAACCCGACCCCGCCGAACAGCGTGCCGGTGACCATGACCGGCACCGACATCGCGGCCGACGTCCGGGCGAAGTTCGGCGACGAGTCCGGCGTGCAGCTCGACGACGAGATGCTGCTGCGGTGGATCAACAACGGCCAGCGCCGGCTCGCGTCCGGTGCGCCGTGGATCAAGCGCAGCGTCACCACGGCGCTCCTGCAGGGCATCGGCACGTACGACCTCGGTGCGATCGCCAGCGACCTCGTCGCCGTCGACAGCCTGCTCGTGAACGGCAAGTTCGTCCCCCTGATCTCCTGGGTCGACTACCAGAACCGTGTCGGCGGCGGCATCGACATCGACGATCCGACGATCGACCGCACGGCGTTCGCCGCGGTGTACGCGAACCGGATCAACCTCTACCCGATCCCGGCGGAGACGATCGCCGACGGCGTCATCCTCTACTTCGACTCCCTGCCGGCCGCGATCACCTCGCTCACCGACCAGCTGAGCGTGCCGGACCGGCTGTTCAACGCGCTCAACGACTACGTGCTGCAGCAGGCCCTCGAGCTCGACGAGCGGTTCGAGGAGGCGGAGGTGAAGCGCGGGCACACCGAGAGCGCCATCCGTGAGCAGATCGTCGCCGACCAGAGCCCGTCCGGGTACTACCCGCAGATCAGTCAGGTCGGAGCAGACGAATGGTGACCGGCACGCTGAAGTCGTCCCGCGGCGCCGCGCTCGGTGCGGTGCTCTCCCCGTTCAAAGGTGGGCTGAACAACGTCGGCGAGGGCGCGACGATCGACGACACGCAGGTGGCGCTGCTGCAGAACTTCGACGTGGACACCGACGGCACGCTGGTGAACCGTCCGGCGATCGAGAACACGGGGAGCCTGCCGCCGGTGGGCAACTCGTTCGTCTCGAACCTCGTCACCGACCCGCGTGGGTCGAACGTGGCGAACTTCACCGCCGGTGGCGGCACCCTGGCGAAGTTCACCGGCCAGGTCGCGCCGCCCGACGCACCGACCGCGACGACGGCGATGCGCACCACGGTGACCACCGCGGTGACCTCGGTCGACGTCCGCATCGCCGGCATCGCCGTCGTGCCCGGCACGACGTACTCCTTCGGCGTGGCGATGATCGCCACCGGTCCAGATAGCCTCTACCACATCACTGCCCGGTGGCTCGACGCCGGCGGCGCCACAATCTCCCAGTCGGTGAGCGCCGACGTCGCGAGCGCCGGCACGACGAACGTCCGGGTGAAGTACGAAGGCGTCGTCGCGCCCGTCGGTGCCGTCACCGCGATGCTCATCGCCGCGCGCAACGGCGCCACCTTCGCCACCGGCAACTACGTGCAGGCGACCGCGTTCATCGTCACTGCGACGACGACACTCGGCGCCTACTTCGACGGTGAGTTCACCTCCACCAGCACGAAGTTCTACGACTGGGCGGGCACGACGGACGCCTCCGTGTCCCGGTTCTACGACATCGCCGCCGACCCTGCACCGGTGACGGCGCTGGGCTACTACATCCGCTCCGACAGCATGACGTTCCTCATCGGCGTCTGCGGCGGGCGCACCTGGATCTTCGACCTGACGAACAAGGTGTGGACCCGGATCTGGGACTCCGCCGCGTCGGACTTCTGCCAGTACGACAACAAGATCGTGCTCATCTCTGAAACCACCAGCGGTGGTTACTGGGAGGCGGGCGTCTTCACGGCGACGACGTCGATGCCCAAGGGCTCCGGCATCGTCGTCTACAACGAGCGCTTCTGGTGCTTCGGGCCGAAGGGCACGACCACCTCGACGACGATCTTCTTCTCCAACATCACCAGCGTCAGCCCATCCACGTCGATCTACTCCTGGACGACGTCGACAGACTTCTTCGTGGTCGACAAGGGCGACGGGCAGTGGATCACCGCCATCGTCGCCGACCCGAACGCGCTGCTGATCTTCCGGTCCGCGTCGACGTACCAGTTCACCTACCCGAACGCCCCGATCAACGGCACCCTGTCGCTGCTGAACTCGAGCGTCGGCGTTGACCACCGGTGGGCGATCGTCCGGTACGAAAACTACTACTGGGTGCTGAACCAGGGATACCTGTACCAGTTCATCTCGTACCAGTTCTATCCGCGCAACGCGCAGGTCGTGCGCTTCGACGCCGCCCCCATCCCGGTGCGCTACATCGACACGGCGCTCGGTGTGCTCGGCGACCGCATCGTCATCTACTACTACGGCAGCGTCTACGTCTACAACGTGCGCCAGCAGGTCTGGTCGACGTGGGTGTCCGCGCTCGCGCCCGGCCGCGTCCTGCAGATGCCGGCGTCGTCCAGCGGCAACGGCCCCCGGAAGGCGATGGTGTTCTGCGGATCCGACGCAGGTGCCGCCGCGCGGAACCTGCTGCAGATCACCGACAGCCCCTCCGGCTCGCAGTACGCCGGCGAGGCGATGGTGTGCACGGTGCGGACGAAAACCTACAACTTCAGCAGCCCCGGCATCTTCAAGCGAATGACGTACTGGGCGATCGGGTTCCGCTCCGCCTCCGGCGTCACCGGCACCGCGGTGCCCGTCGGCGTGAACGAGCAGGACGTCACCGTCGACCAGATGGAGGCGTACACCTTCGACCAGCTCGACCTCGGCGGCTGGGACGCCCCGATCATCGCCACCCCGAAGTTCATCGACAACATCGAGTTCCCGGCGTCCGCGCCGGTGCAGGCGCTGGCGAAGGCGAAGGGCGCGTTCCGGTTCCTCTCGATCTACTACGAGGCGACGCTTGCGACGATGGGCACGCCAGCCACCGCCCCCGCGCGGATCTTCTCCCTGACGTCGTACCTGAAGCAGCACTCCCGGACCAAGGAGAAGGTGTCATGACCGGCGAGATCGACCCCGTCAGCGGCACGCATCGCTGGAATCCGTACGCCACCGGCCAGAAGCAGTACGGCGCCTCCCGGAGCTCGACGGCGACGAGTGGAAAGATCGGTGCTGCGGGAATGCGTGGCTACGCCGAACGCGACGCCGGCAAGAAGACGGCGAAGCCGAAGGGCCAGTCGACGCTGCAGCAGGCAGCGCTGCGCGCCGCGGTGGCCCGCCGGTACGGCAGGGCCTACCCTGGCACCACGACAACTCCGGGAGCATGACCAATGGCAAAGCTGAAGATGAAGACTTCCTACAGCGGTGGTGGGAAGTTCGCCAACAAGCCGAAGCAGCAGGCACGTGGCAACGCCGGTGGCGGCGACCGCATCCAGGCCCCCGTGCATGACGGTGGACGCCTCGACAACGAGACGGGCTCGCAGTCGCGCCGGTTCACGAACTACGGCCAGCGCAACTTCCTGGGGATGCCGAAGTGGAAGGCCAACTCGCAGTCCGCCGGGCTCCGCTACGTCGACCCCAAGGTCACCCGCGACATCTCCGACGGCCTCCCGCCGGCCGCACCGCAGGGCTACACCACCGACGCGCAGAAGCGCCGCCAGAAGCAGCTCGACGCCATCAGCAGCGCCCGACGCACCGCGGTGAAGAAGCGGTACGCCTCGAACCAGACCACCACGAACAACCGCGTCGGACACCGAGGGGACACGAGCGCCTGATGGCTGAACAGCAGAAGAAGCTCCGCTTCCACAAGCAGTCGACCTCGGCGAAGCCGGGCACGCTCGCGAAGGCGAAGAACGACGTGTCGTTCCTCACCGCGAAGGTGCGTGCTGCGGAGAGTCAGAACATGCCCGGCGGCTACATCGGCTCCCTCATCGCAGCGAAGGGTAACGCGCAGAAAGCGCGAACGAAGCGCTCTCGCTCCGGTGACGAGTCCACCACGAACAGCACCGAGTCACGTCGCGCCGCCGTGAAGAAGCGGTACGCCTCGAACCAGACCACCACGAACACAGGAGCATGAACATGGCACGACGATCGGTGGAGCTGTTCCAGAAGGCCGCTGCGAAGAAGGCGACGAACCCGAAGGGGTTCCGGATCATCGACCCGAAGACCTCGGGCGACCTGCGGAATCAGAAGGCTCCGGCCCGCTCGTTCAAGCAGCTCGAGCGCGACGCGAAGCCGGCGACGAACCCGAAGGGGTTCCGGCTCGTCGACCCGAAGACGAGCGGCGATCTGCGGAGCCAGAAGGCTCCGGCGCTATCGTACAAGCAGCTCGAATCACGCCGCGCCGCGGTGAAGAAACTCTACGGGAAGAAGTGATCTCATGCTGGTGACCAACGACGTCGCCCCCACCCTGTCCGCCGCGGCGAACAAGAACGTGCGGAAGACGCAGCAGACCCTCGAGTACAAGGCGAACCGCTCCGCGGGGATGACGGTGGCGCAGGCACGCGCCGTCGCGAACGCCTCCCAGTCGATCATGCGTCCCGCCAGCGACGCCATCGCCGACGCCGCCACTGCGACGGGCCTCGGCACGTCCGGTGGTGGCTCGAGCAAGCGCTCGTCCGGCGGGGGCAGCGGCGGCGGCGGGGGCGGCAGTGCAGCGGCTGCCGCTGTGCCCTCGATCGTGCTGCCGAACCTCGACACGTACATCGCGCAGTCGCAGCTGCTGAAGGGCGTCGACGACGAAGGCACCCGGTCGCTCTCCGACTACGACAGCGTCACCGGCCAGCAGCGCACCGCAACGGCCGCCGACCAGGACAAGCGCCGCCAGTGGCTGCAGCAGTCGCTCGACGAGGCCGGCGAGAACAACGCGGAGTCGTTCGCCTCCCGCGGGCTCGGCCGGTCCGGGCTCGTCATGCAGGCGCAGGACAAGATCGACGCGCAGGGCGACCAGCAGAAGGACGGCATCAACCAGCTGATGACGAACCTGCTGGCGAACCGCGCGGCCGGGCGGCTGTCCCAGCTGGCGACGAACCGCACGAACCGCCAGAACGCGCTCTCGCAGCTCACCCAGCAGTACAACACGCTCGCGGCGATGCCCAACGCCGTCATCCAGTAAGGACTCCCCCTCATGGCACGCAGCGCAACCGGCCAGAAGCAGGTCGCCAACGGCAAGCAGGGCGGCGGGACCCCCACGGGTCGCGCCGCTCAGGCGCGCGCTGCAGCGAAGAAGACGACGAAGCCCTCCACCGGCTCGTCCGCGAACGCCGTACAGCGGATGGGGCTCGGCTCCATCTACGACAAGATCGTGGCGGAGCCGACGAGCTCTGGCGGGAGCACCGGCAACACCAGCACGCCCGGCGTGGCGTCGACGAAGCGTGTCGGTGGCTCCGGCTCCGCGCGCGGGTACGCCGGTGCCGGCGGGGGCAGCTACGACGCCGCGGCGGCTGCGGCGGCGCAGGCGGCAGCGTACCGGCAGGGCATCGTCAACCAGTACGTCACCCCGACGAACAAGCTGTACGACACCGCGACGAACGCCGTCGGGCAGGACTTCGCCCCCACGGAGGCCGCGTACGTCGGTGCGACGGCCGACGCCGACGCCGACGCCAGCGCGAAGATCGCGGACACGAACATCACGCAGGAGCGTCGACTCGCCGACCGTTTCGCGTACATGAAGAACGCCGGCGTCGCCCAGATCGCCCCCGACTCGGGCGGCGCGTCGATGGCGCAGAGCAACGCGAACCAGAAGACCCGGAACGGCTACGACCAGACGATCGCCAACTCCTACGCGAAGATGTACGGCATCCAGACGAACAACGCCGGTGGTCGGATCCAGTCCGTCATCGACGCGATGAACGACGAGCGCAAGCGCCAGCTTGCAGCAATCGCCCAGACGTACGGCATCACGCTGTAGCGCAGGCAGTACTCTTGCCGCATGGCGAGCAAGGGCACTGGGGTCACCTACGCGGTGGTCAACAGCAAGGGCAAGGTCACCTCCTCCGGCGTAACGAAGGGCGTGTCGCAGACCTCGACGAGCAAGCAGGACGTCCAGGCGCGCGCACAGGCGGTGCAGAAGAAGGCCGCGACCCCAGCGAAGAACACCGGCAAGCTCTCGCTGTACCGGTCGAAGAACGGCACCGTCGACGTCTCGCTGAGCAAGGGCGCGACGGGGGCGCTGAAGTCGCTAGCGTCGACGAAGAAGAACGAGGCCCCGCAGAACGTCGGCCAGTGGCTGATCAACCTGATCTCCACCGGCAACTACGCGATGGGCGAGGCCGCGGCCCGCGTGCAGCCGGCCGCGTCCGAAGCCGTGCTCGACGCTGCGAAGACGAAGGCTGCCGGGGGCAACGTCCTCGGGTCGATCGCCGGTGGCGTCGGCAACATCGTCGGTGCTGGGCTCGAGGGCGCCGGCATCGGGTTCCAGGAGGGCATCGGCAAGCGCCCCGAAGGCCGCGCACCGAACACGGTGTCGAAGGTGATGAACGGCGAGGCGGACCTCTCCGAAGGCGGCGAGGGCGACGACGCTGTTGCGCTCGCCAACGCGACGAACCGGCGCGGCGCCGGCGGCATCAACAGCGTCATCCTCGGCGACGACGGCGGCGAGAAGGTCGTCGACAACGGCGCGACCGGCGCGCTGGCGGACCTGACGAAGAAGGGCCTGCTGAACTTCGGCGAGGACGTCGCCTTCGACCCGACCACGTTCCTCTCCCTCGGCGCCGGCGGCGCCGTGAAGGGGGCGCTCAGCGGCGCGCGTGCCGGCGCGAAGCTGGCCGGTGACGCTGCGGAGGCTGCCGGTGGCGCAGCCCGCGGTGCCCGCCTCGCCGGCGGACTGAAGGGCGCCGTCACCGGTGCCGCGAAGGGCGGCGGCGCAGATTTCGTCGACCAGTTCGAGCGCCCCGGCCAGATGGCCGAGAACTTCATCCTCCGCGGGAAGACGCGTCGCGACGCCCGCGCCGCTGCCCGGGGGGTGGCGAGCACCGCCGACGAGGCGATCGACGCCGCCGAGATCCCCGCCCGGGGGGTGGTGGGCACCGCCGACGACGTGCCGGTGCAGGCGCAGGCCGCGGCCGAGATCCCCGGGCAGGCCCCGCTCGCCGAGCCGGAGATTGCCGCGCGCGCCGCCGCCGACGCCGTGCCGGAGCAAATCGAGACGCCGAACGCCGTCGACACGCCGGAGAACGCGACGCAGGCGGTGGGCAACAGCATCGCCGCCGACAACCTCCGCTCCATCGCGAAGGAGCGGGATGCCGCTGTCCGCGGCGCCGTGCAGGAGATCAACGGGCCGCTCGGCCGCATCGCCATCGACGACCCCGCCGGCGTGCTCGACGACGCCGCGCAGGCGGTCGGGCCGAAGCCGATCCTCACCGCCGACCACGTGCAGGCGCTGCAGCAGGCGACGCAGGCGGGCCCCGCCGCGCTCTCGCAGACGATGAAGCTGCTGAAGACGGACAAGGACCTCGCGAAGGTGCTCCGCGCGCCGACGAAGATCACCGTCAACGGCGAGCCGATCACCGTGTCGCGGCTCGTCGAGCGCATCGCGACGAAGACCGCCACCGGCGTCAACAGCCCTGCCGCGGTCATGTCGCTGCGGCAGGACCAGCACGAGCTCGCCCGCATCCTCGCCGAAGCGTCGCGGCAGGAGCGCACCACCTCACCGAGCTCACTCGCAGAGTCGCTGTCGAAGCGGAACCTCGAGCTGCCGGAGGGCCTGAACATCCAGGAGCTGTTCGAGCGGGTGAAGAAGGCCGGGTCCCCGGAGGCGCGCCAGCAGGTGCTGAAGGACGCGCTCGAGCGGGAGGCCGGCCAGCGGTTCGCCACCGTCGACGACGCGCTGCAAGCGGCGGTCGGCGGCGAGCTCGACTTCGCCTCCATGCGTCGCATCGCGAAGGCGCTCGGGCTGACCACCGCCCGCACGCGGAACGACCTGCAGAAGATCCTCACCGACCGCGCCATGCCCGCGTGGGAGGACATCCAGCGCCAGCTCGACACGCCGGAGGACGTCGCCGTCGCGCACGGCATCATGCCGGACGCGATCGACCGTGCCGCTGAGGCGGATCTGCCGGCGGCGCAGGAGCGTGCGAGCACCGCGTACGACGCGGCCGTGCGGAGCACCGTTGACGAGATCCTCGGGGCCGACGGGCGCAGCGCCACACGCGAGATGCTCGACGCCGCCGTGCAGTCCCTCGGCCGCGTCCTGGTGAAGCCGCAGGGGGAGCTCGTCCCCGGCGCTACGGAAGCGTTCGGCAACGGCCGGTGGCTCGACCAGTGGCGGCAGACGGCACGGCTGTTCAGCCGCACGATCGGTGCACGCAAGCGTGCCCTGCCCGGCGAGCGCTCCGTCGCCGCCGACACCCGCATCCTCGCCGCGATGGAAGGCGTGGAGGACTACGCGCGCTCGCTCGGTGTCTTCCCCCGCATCTCCGACGAGGCTGGCGTCGACGCGTTCGGCGGGCCGCTGTACGCGTCCATCGGCCAGCTGCTCCGCGGGCTGCCCGACGACGTCCGGCGCGCCGCGTTCTTCCCCGAGAACATCTCGATGGAGAACGTCACGAAGGGCATCACCCTCTACCCGACGACGTTCGGCAACGGCATCCGCCGGGCCGTGACACAGCTGAGCGAAGGCCGCGACGTCAGCGAGATCGCGGCCGACTTCCGCATCTTCATCGACAAGCAGGCCCGCCTCGACGCGCGGAAGTCTGGCGCCCGGGTGAAGAACAGCTGGGTCGGCACGGAGCAGGGCCAGCGCGCCATCGACGACCTCGCCGCCGCCGTCGCCGAGCCGGGCTACCTCGACTACGTCCGGTCCATCCATGACGCCACGGAGGCGCTCGCCGTCCGGGCCGCATCCGACGCTGCCGACGGCGTCACCGTGCCGGCGATGGCGGGGCTGACGGAGATCATCAGCCGCGGCGGACCCGACATGCGCCGCGAGATCCTCGACACCGTGAACCGTGCCCGCGCCGACGCGGACGCGCAGCGCGCGGCAACCAGCGGCACCGACAACCTCGTCTCCGACCTGGCGCACCAGCGGCTGACGCAGGGCCTGATCGAAGGCATCCTCGGCGAAGACGGCACCCGCCAGCTCCGCGCCGAGCAGCGGCTCGTGAAGGGGCAGGAGCCGGAAGACGCCGCGCGCGCCGCGCGCGAGGCTGCGGAGCGCGCCCGTGCCGGCGAGCGCGGCGGCAAGGTCCGCCGGGAGCCCGCGGCCGCGAAGACGGAGCAGCTGCAGAAGGCGGCGAACGACGCTGCCGCCGACGCCGCCGACAATGAAGCGCTCATCGCTGACGCCGTCGACGAGGTCAACGGCTACCGCGAGGACACCGACCTGCTCTCCGACATCGAGACGCTGCAGCAGGCGCGCGCGCAGATGGGCATCCTCGGCGTCGCGAACGACGTCATGGGCGTCAACCTGTCCGGCTCGTTCGGCATGGGGCAGCGGCTGAAGGCGGGGCTGATGCGCGGAGAGAACTTCGCGAACACCTCGGCGATGCAGTTCACCACCCAGATGCGCAAGCTCGTCCGCGGGTGGGGCAAGGACCTGCAGCCGGAGCTGCATCTGAACAAGGCGGCGGACTACGACACGATCGTCGCGCAGTCGCGGCACTGGATCTCGCTGCTCGCCCGCGCGCCGGAGGACATCGGGCCGGCGCAGCTGAAGGGGTGGCTGCAGGACCAGGGGCTCAGCGAGGCGACGTCGGAGATGGCGTCGAAGCTGAAGGACCAGATCGACCACGTGTTCGGCTCGAGCCTCGGCCGCTCGCGCGTACTCAGCGACGACCTCTACAAGCAGATGTCCCGGTACGGCGCCGACAGCCTGCCCGACCCGCGGCAGCCGCTCGGCGACCAGTCGACGATCTGGAAGCAGTGGTCCGACGCGGCCGTCGACCCGCTCGACACCCTGAACCGGTGGTCGCACGCGGTGAAGATGGCGCAGGTGATGCCGAACGTGGCGCACGCCGCCGAGCAGTCGTTCGGGCACAAGGCGCTCGGCATGACCGCGGCGGAGGCGAAGGCGGCGGGCTGGAAGCGGCTCAACGTCGCCGCGCCCGAAGCGGACCTGGCGAAGCACTTCAGCGCGGACACCTACTTCGACCCGGACACGATCCGCCGACTCTCCTACGTGCAGCACTTCCTCAACGCCAGCGCACGCTTCGAGGCGCCGGTGATGAAGCAGGTCGTCGGCGTCTACGACGCCGTGCTCCGCGTGCTGAAGTCGGCGGCGACCGTCTGGCGCCCCGGGCACCACGTGACGAACATCCTCGGCGAGATCGGCGTCAACCTGATGGACGGCGTCTCCCCGCTGAACACGGTGCGGGCGATGCGGTCGATGTATACCGGCGGGTCGCTCCTCGACGCGGACTGGTCGATCCTCGACCGAATCGGCGACAACGTCGGCGGTGCAGTGAACCCGAAGTACCTGACCGGCGACGTGATCGTCAACGTCAACGGCAGGGGGGTCAGCGTCTCGCTGAAGGACCTGTACTCGGAGGCGATCGCCTCTGGTGTGGCGCAGTCGCACTCGACCGCGCGTGACATCGCCGACCCACTCGTCGAGCAGCTGCACCCGACGCGGCTGCGGAAGGTGCAGGAGCGGCTCGGCGTGCCGGATGAGCTCCTTGGCAAGTTCAGCGCCGCGCGCGACAACGTCACCCGCATGGCGCACTACATCTCCGTACTCGAGCGGGGCCAGTACAAGAGCCTCGACGAAGCGTTCAACAAGGCGTCGACCCGCGTGCATGACTTCCACCCGTCGTTCCTGACACTGTCGATGGGCGAGCGCAAGTACGCCCGCCGGATCTTCTACTTCTACACGTGGCAGCGGCAGGCGATCTCCCTCGTGCTCCGCACCGCGGCGGACCGCCCGGGCCTGGTGTCGATGCCCTCGAAGCTGCAGTACGGCTTCGCGGAAGCGTCGGGCCTGAACCCGGAGTCGATCGGCCAGGTGCAGAACGGCGACCCCCGGCTACCGTCGTACTACCAGGACACGCTGCTCGGCCCGTCGTGGGTCGCTGGCGACCGACCGTTCCAGGCGCCGGAGGAGGTCGAGCAGCGGATCCTCCGCACGGCGGGGCTCGACACGATCGGCATCACCAGCGTCGACGACGCGATCCGGCGGGCGAAGCAGAACCAGATCAGCCTCACTTCCCAGAACGCGCTCCTGAAGGCGCTCGGCGACAGCCAGGGCCCGTACACCCAGCGCTCAACGATCGAGGACCACCTGAACCAGCAGGCCGGGCAGTACTGGGCGGCAAACCAAGCCGGCAACCTCTGGGGCCTCTCGCTCTCGCAGCCGCAGATCGACACCCTGCAGTCACTGTTCGCCGGTGCGAACGTCAGCGGCCAGCAGAAGGGCGTGGTGGAGGGCACGGCGCGCG